ATGGACTTCGAAGATCTGCCACGATCGGCTCTTATTCGCCTCCTGCAAGAGCAGGACGCCGCGTCCAGAGATGCTGGCAAGAATGGAATCGTGATGAGCTACACGGGCCGCACCGCGCCATGGCAAATCATCCGTCTCGTTAAGCCCAAGCTGCACAAGATCATCAAAAGATACTCCTTCGGCGAAGAAGCCCTCCAAGCTCAGAATGAGATTTGGGACGGCGAGAATCTTTCGACCATGGTGACGCTCTACAAGCACCGCGGCCAAGTCGACCTCATCATTACCGATCCGCCCTACAACACGGGCGAAGACTTTCGATACAACGATAAGTGGGACAAGGACCCCAACGACCCCGACCTTGGCGAGCTCGTTGCCAGGGACGATGGCTCACGCCATAGCAAGTGGCTGAAATTCATGACGCCGCGCATTTGGATGATGCGCGAAATGCTTCGCCCCGGCGGCGTCGTTGCGGTCTGCATTGACCATCGCGAGCTTTATCGACTTGGCATGCTGATGGACGAAATCTTCAAGGAAGAGAATCGAATCGGCATCATCAATTGGCAAAAAGCATATTCGCCCAAGAATGACACAGGCGGCAAGCGCGGTGGATTGTCGTCAGCGACGGAGTACGTACTCGTCTACTCGAAGGACAGCGACCGCGCGAAAACCGGACTACTGGATCGAACCGACGCCATGAACTCTCGGTACACGAATCCAGATGACGACCCCGACGGCGATTGGGCATCCGACAACCCGGCCGGCGCTGGTTCGGACACCCACCCCAAGATGGTTTACGCCATTCAGAGCCCGTTTACCGGTCTACTTTACTATCCCCCAGAGGGTTCGCATTGGCGCAACGAGAAAGCGCGTATGCGCGTGTGGCTCCAAGCCTGGGGCAGTGAATATGAAGAGAAATGGATTGACGATGGCAACGAATTCCTCGACGAGAAGTCTGGCAAAACCGTGAAGGTCAAAGCGCTCGTGATCAAAGGGGCGAAGTTTGTTGACGGCGAACCCGCAGGCCCCGACTCGGTGTTGTTGAAGGCTCGCGAAGCTGCGACAAACAAATATAACGCCGGCCATTGGCCCCGATTGATCTTTACTGGCGAAGGCAACGGTGGCCCTCGCGTTAAGCGTTATTTGAAGGAAATCAAGAAAGGCAAAGTCCCGATGACCTATTGGGCCGACGAGGAATACGACGAACCGCTGAACCTTGAAAGCCAATCATGGGATCACGAGGAGTCAGGCCATAGCCAGACGGGCGTCAGCGAGCTCGACGCGGTCGTCGGCAAGGGCCATGACTTCAAAACCGTGAAGCCGTTGAAGCTTATCAAAAAGATCATCCAAATTTGGTGCCGGCCTGAGGGAGTTGTGCTCGATCCATTCGCGGGTTCAGGAACGACGGGCCATGCTGTATTAGAGCTCAACGCCGAAACCGATGCGAAGCGCAGATTTATATTGATCGAACAAGGCAACACCGAGAAAGGCGACCATTACGCCAAGACCTTGACGGCGGAGCGCGTCAGGCGGGTGATCACTGGCGATTGGGCCTCGGGCAAACGAACGCCACTCGATGGCGGGTTCAGATTTATTGAGCTTCAACGCGGCAAGATTGACGCAAACGCCGTCAACGCGCTCGCACGCGAGGAAATGATCGACCTGCTGTTGACCAGCTATTGGAATAAGGCGGAAAAAGCCAAATCGTATCTCCGACGTTTGCCGAGCGGAAGCTATCGCTACCTGTTCGCGGTGAACCCCAAAAGCGAGGGCTTTTTCTTGATATGGGACGCGCCGGACGCGGACTCGGTGCTGAATCGGGACGCCTTCAAGAAGATCGTCGAGGAGGCAAAGGCTGCTAACCTAAGCGCCCGGTACCACATCTACGCGTCGGTCGCGACCTACACGGGCCGCAGCATTGAGTTTTACAAGATCCCTGACTCCGTTTTGGAACAAATCGGGTTCAACCCACGCTCAGACGCCTACAACAACGAAAGCGCAGAGGACACGGTCGATGCTTGACCTCAAAGTTTTTCAAAACCAAGCCGCGCAGTTGATCGCGGACCGCTACGCGTTTTTCGCAAATCATCCTTTTCGGCCAAGCAAGGGGGGCAATAAACCGCGCCCGTTTTTCCAAGCGCTGTCCGCGCTCACGGGCGCAGGCAAAACTCCGATTTTGGCGCAGGCTGTCGCGTTGATGCGTGGCCATTTCGCCAAAGAGCCGGTCGTCTTTTGGATGTCGAAGGCCAAATCGGTCGTCGGCCAAACCTTTACGAACTTTTCGGGCGGCAAATACAGTGAGATCGTCGATGGGTTCACCATCGTCAACGTCGGGCAACTCGACCCCGCGCTGATCTCCGACAGCACAACGCCACTGCTCATTCTCGCGACCACCGGCCTGTTCAACAACAAGGACCAGGCCGAGGGCGCTCTCAACATCTACAAGCAGGATCAAGACCTCTTCGGCAGCCAATCGCCGTGGGAGCGGCTCATCGATCGCTCTGACAATGGGGAGCGCCGCCCGCTCGTTATTGTCTACGACGAAGGGCACAACCTTTCGCCGCAGCAGACAGAGCTGCTCGCCGAGCTCGAACCCGATGCTTACCTCCTCGCTTCGGCGACCATGAAACTCCCAGAGCCGTTCAACGACTCGGTGGTTCAACCGATCAGGACATGGGTCAATGAAGCAAAGGCCGACGTCGAAGCGTTCAAAGCGCTTCAGGCGCTTGACGACCATGGTCATCCGAACGTCCAACGGTTTGTCACGACCACCATCGACAGCCAGAAGGTCATCGACGCGCAGCTCGTCAAACGAGCCATCCAATTCGACGGCACCACTTCTTCCATGGAGCGTTGCCTCGACGATCTGACCGCTCGCCTCGACGTGCTTCAAGACGAAATTGATCTGCGTGGCCTCGGCTTCAAGCCGAAGGCAATCTACGTCTGCAAGACGAACATCGCCGATGACGGGGAAAGGGACGACTACACAAAACCGTTCAATGAACGGCAAGCTCCTCCGATCAGGATTTGGCGATACCTCGTTGCGAAAGGGATTGATCCCAAGCGCATTGCCATTTACGCGAACCTCGCTTTCGTTGAAGGGAACAAGCCCGAAGAACTCAACCTTTTTTCGAAAGGCGACAGCGACTTCGATGAATTTACGGCCGGCAATTACCAGCACATCATCTTCAATCTCGCGCTTCAAGAAGGTTGGGATGATCCCGCTTGCTACCTCGCCTACATCGACAAAAGCATGGGCTCATCGATTCAGGTGGAGCAAGTGATCGGCCGCGCCCTCCGCCAATACGGAGCAACGCATTACGACACCACCCTGCTCAATTCCGCCCACTTCTTCCTTCGCGTCGACAAGCAAAGCGTTTTCGTCGAAGCGATTGATGCAGTGAAGCGGAAACTGCAAAGCGAAGGCGCTCCCATTGAGATCATTGGCAACTTCGGCGGCCCCGGCTCGGGACAAGGCGCAGAGGACTTGCACCCCAAGCCCGGAGTCGATGCTCCGCTCTGCCAGGTGAACGTCGAAGCCGACGAAGCCCTGAAGCACATTGCCGCACTCGTCTCCAAATTCCCGACCTTTGATCCGAACGGCGTCGACACCATCGCTGAGGCACACAGCGCGACGCAACTATTGGACCTCAAAAATTTGGCCGGCGAAAACAATCCGCCAGCATGGATCGCACAAGGGCAAACGAATCCGGTCCGTTTGCGGTGGCTCATTAACAACGCGCTTCGCAGTCGCTCCGGCAGAGCCTTGGCAGCGACCAAAATCACCGGCTCGAAGTTCGACGTGCGAGTTCAGACGCACAGCAACGCTCATAAGCATGCGGAAACGTTCGCGGCCGACATCGTCAAAACTTACTTCCAACACTCCGAGCTGGTCTACGCAAGCGAAACACCATTTTTCTTCGGAACGCTACGGTCGCCGAAAGCAGCGCATGCTTTTTCAAATGGGCTTTACGAGCGCTACCACGGCTTTAACAAGTTCGAGCTTTCGTTCGCCAAAGCCATCGACGCGTCTAGTTTCGTGTGGCATCGCAATCCGATATCCGGGGGATTCTCGATCCCCTTGCTGTCGGAAGGCGACACTTCCTCTTTCTATCCCGATTTCATTGTTTGGAAGAAGGGGCTCATCTATTGCCTGGACACCAAGGGCGGACACCTTTTGAGCGACGCCGTCGCTCGCAAGCTGTTCGATATCCAGGAGGATGGTTCGACGAAGATTAGGGTTCGATTCATCACTGAGGGAACCCAAAGCGAGTTGCGTGGCAAGGTGAGCAAAGGTGGTTACACCGTATGGAAAATGAAGGCTGGCTCACCGGCTGCGATTCAAGTCGATGATCTCGGGGACGCGCTCACGGAGTGTCTGAAATAACGGGGGTAATGAATTTCTCATAGGCGGCATAGCGGGGCGTTACTCCCTCAGGAGCAGATGGTCAATCGGTGTCTATCGTGTCACGGACCGATGGGGCAACGCTCTTACGGGACGCCCGTTCGATCTATGCTGAGTACAGCGATCCGCCGAGTGCAGCGAGACCTCGTGCCGAGCTGCCAGAGGCAAAATGCACGTGACATTTGGTTCCGACGCCGCGCAACTGTCAATTCTGACAGGTGTCGCGATGGCACAACCGTAACAGCCGCGCTCGGCGCACTCGATGGTAAATTTGCACGCAAATTTCCGTGAGAGGGCCCAGTGGTCAAGCGCGCGATTATTTGCGTCGGCGACACGACGACGCACGGCGGCAAGGTGCTCGAAGGCTCGCCGACATTCACGCTCAACGGGCGCGGCGTCGCCGGCGTCGGCCACAAGGTGATTTGCCCGCGCTGCAAAGGCATCTTCCCGATCCTTCCCGATCTGCTCGGCCGCCGCTACCCGCACACGATCGCCGATCGCGACACCGCCGTCGAAAGCATGCGCACGGCGTGCGGCGCGGAGCTGATCGCGTCGCAGGGAACCGGGACGATCGACGACGTCGGCTCGGGTGAACGCGGGGACGGCGGCTCGCCCGGCGGATCGGCGGCCGCAGCGGCGACCGCGGTCGCCCCATCCCCCACCCTTTGCCTCGAATGCCTGAAGGCGGCGGCGAAAAACGCCGCGACGATGGTCGCGCGCGGATGACCATGACACCGTCGGCCATCGAAGCACATTTCGACGCGCGCCGTTCGCCAATCACGCTGCCCGTGCGACTCTTCGCGGTGATCGACGCGCTGCTCTTCGCCGAAGCCTCGGACGCCCCGCCGCTGCGCCGCGCGAACTACTCGATCGCGCTTTTCGACGGCACGCCCGACGCGTCGCTCGCCGATCACGGCCCTTGGCTGATCGATTACGCGCTCGCGCCGGGGCCGATCCGGCGCGTGCTCGCCGAGCTGGCGGCCGGGCCGGTCGGCATGTCGTGGCTCGTCAGCGCGTATCCGTTCGAGCGGCTGGCCGCCGAATTGCGCGAGCGCCTCGACGTGCGGCTCCCGGACGGCCGCACGGCGCTGTTGCGCTTCTACGACGCGCGCATCCTGCCCGACATCGCGCGCGTGATGAGCGACGCGCAGCGCACGCAATTCTTCGTCGCGACGTACGACTGGCTCGTCGAGATCGACGGGCGGCTGACCGGAGTGCATCCGCATGCTTGAACTGACCACGGAACAGGTCGCCGGACTGGCGGAGATCGACGAGCGCGGCTTCGTCGAGCGCGTTCGGCAGGATCTCGTGAAGGAGAATCCGGCGTTTGCCGATGACGGCGGCCTGTCGTCCCGGCTCTGGACCGCATATCGCGCCGCGCGCGCATTCGGCATCGAGCAGGACGAGAACATCGTCGCGTTCCTGAGGCTCGAGGCGTACGCGCCGAGCTTCTACGAGAAGCCCGCGACGAAGGCTTGGCTCACGCGCCCCGGCCGCTCGGCCGACGCGCGTTTTCATGACTATCTACGCGTCATCAAATGGCGCATCGAACATCTGGACGGAGGGCTGGAACATGGCGGGATTGCTGTTTCCGGTAATAGAAGCGGCGGCGGTGGAGCTTGGCCCGATCTTGGCGCGCGTTGGCGTCGCCTTGTTGGGCGGGGCGACGGTGGCGGGAACGGCGAGTCTGTCGGGTGACACGCCGAAGGAAGACAGCAAGGCGACGCCGGATGTGCGGGCATTGCCGCGCACCGGCGAAAGCTGCAAGAAATGTCCGCCAGAGGGAGGAGTGAAAATTCGTCGCAATCACGGCGTCAACTGGCCGTCTTACCGCTATCAGGCCCGCATTACGGGATTCGCATTCGACGTAGAGTATTGCCGTTGGAGCGACGAGTGGCAGTGGCTTGGGATCGATTTCGACGGTTTCAAGCCGGACGAGTGCTTGCTGCAAGAAACCAAGGGCAACTACGATCAGTTCATCGACACCGACGGCCGACCGAAGCGCTTCTTCGCGGGTTTCTTCGATATGAGCGAGCAGATTTTGAATCAATCGATAGTCGTCAATTCGAATCCGCCGGCGCGGCTGATGTGGTACTTCGCAACTCCGAAGGCACGCACGTACATGCTGCCGACGCTGACCAGCGCTCGCGTGCAATCTGTCTATCAACCATGACGACGAACATGCAAATTGTCACCCTGTTTCGCGATGCCCCCGATTTTGCCGAGCCAGGCGATTTCGAGGCGCATCTTGTACGGTTGTGGTCCGTTATCGAGGCACTATCGGGCAAAGACGACCGACTCGGCCAGTGGTACTTGACGGGATCTACCGAGGAAGAGGCACTGCTCTACCCCGCCTTCGAAGCCTCGGGCGCACCTTCGACCGCGCTGTTAGCGGTACTCAAAACCAAGTATCAAGGCAAACGGAATCGCGCAAAGGTAGTCGGGTTATGGAACGGGCATAACAACCCGACCGATGGCGCGACGTTGAAGCTCTCTATCGATACCGGCCCGCTACCGTCCGAGGTAGCAATCGATCCGCCCAAGCCACGTGACGCGGAAACGGGACTGGCACCGCTCGCAGCCATTCAGGGCATCGTTTCTTTGCTGGTAGCGACCTACACCCCCGCCGTCGTCTCGGTCGCACCGATCGAGTATTTCGAAAAGAAGGTGTTCGACGACAAGCCCGGCGTCGGCTGGATGCTCTACTTGCCGAAGATCATTACGCAACAGCAGGTTCCCGAGGCCCGAGCACTGATTCCCGTACCCGCCAAAGGCAAACAGACCGGCACGATCATCGTCAGCGTCACGGACGCCCCGTTCTCGGTCGACAATCCCGAGCACGTCGCGATCGCGAACCGCATCGAGATCCGGCTCGTCGATCAAGACCTGCTCCCCGCCTATGTCGATATCTGAGCCAGCCGGCGCGATTACCGCGCCGGCGGCACTCGTCAAAACAACCCGGCGGGCTCAGTTGAATCGTCCCAACTGAAAATGATCAGCTCGCGACGCTCGACGCCCTTCCCGCCGCCTATCGTGTACTGAATCGGCACGCTCTCGGTATGGAAGCCGGCGAACGCCCGCCGGATCTTGGGACGGTCGTTGAGGCTGACGATCGCGCGCCCGTTGAACGGAACCGTATGCTTCAGCCATTCGAATACCTGCCGGCTCGTCAGCACCCATTTGAACTGACGCACGATCTCTTCGAGATGGTGCTGAACAACGCGATACAGATTCAATGGCAGCTTCCGAGGTCCAACGGTCATCCACGCCTTCGCGACGTCCGGCAAGTCCTCGGTGTCATTGCGATCATTTGTGCCGAATTGCTTCCGTGCTCAACGGATCGCTCCTTTGGAGTGAAGTCGATCCGCAGCGGTGTGGCAATGTCTCCGATCAGCGCGGGAACTCCACAATGTGCAAAAGTACTGAATTATTAGTCTTGCTCTCTTGGTTATTGCCCGGCACTTTTGGAAGACTGATCTTCGGCAGCTCAGCAACGAAGATCCGTGAACGCGCGATCCCGCCCGGCCCGGTCAGCTTTTCTTGTATCGCAGCGGTGCGTTGCTGCGCAAGGACGTCTTCTCTCTTGGATGTTCCGGCCGTGTCGGTGTATGCCATTAGCAGCAGTGCGCTCCCGGGATGCGCAAGAAGTTCGTCTCTGGCACGCTGAATGTCGGCTAGACCCGCCTCGTCGATATGGTCGCTGCCTGTGGTGAAATAGACGGGCTCTAGACTAGGCTCGACTATCGTCGTGGAATGGGCGTCCGTATGCTCGGCGTTCAGGGGAACCTCGACAATCGTAGGTGCGGTATTTTCAGAGGGCCCCTTGACCATGACGGCGAACCCCATGAGCGCCGCTAAGGCACCGACGCCTAGCAAGAATAGCCCGGGGGTAGCCCGGACCAAGCGGCTATAAAACCGGCAATAGCTGGCATATGCGAGGATCTGATGTTCGTTGACGCGGTATCGGTGAACAACGCCCACCTGGCGGTCGTACAGTGTTTTTGCCTCCATCGTCTTCTCCTTATCCGACGGTGACGTTTCGGCAAGTTTCTTCCATCGATTCCCCAGCAACTCTTCATTTTCTAGTGCCACCTTGGTCTGCGCCAGAAGCGCGCGCATGGAATGAATGCCGGGTGGAAACAGGTCCGAATGATGCTTCTCGATGAGCGCACGTAGCCGCTTTATTTCGCAAGGTGCCTCGCGACTGGATACTACAACGTCGGGGTCAAGGTCAGAGAAATACAGAAGGTCGGAGCGAAGCAATCGCAACGTTTGTATCAGCGCAAGACAGATGCACACGAAACTGATGAACAGGAAGCCGGCCGCCCACCAGAACTGAACGCTAGACCACAACGTACCCAGCCCCGATAGCGGCGTACCAGCAATCACAGCTGCGGCAAGCGCGCCGAAGATACCGGCGAGCCATTTTATGGTGTCGCGCAGGTTCGCTTTATGTGTAGCATAGGGGTCGCCGGGCGTGGTCGCCGGCTCGTCGGAGGTTCCCACCTACTTGCTCGCAACTTTCGACCAAATATTCAGGACGACCGGATGTCCCAAGTTTCCTGTGAAATGGCTCACGTGCCTGGAAAGCAGCCCCGCGTCTATCGCATGCCCTGCAGGTAAATGTGCATCGACGGTTAGAGTCTCACCTGGCTGCAAGCCTTTCGCTTTTGCAAGTAGATCAGCTTTCGCATTGTCAGTAAGTCTACCGCTGTCTATAGCTTTATCGAGTCTCAAGAGCAGATCCCCTGGACCACTGGCGCGCCAGCTTTCCGAGCTGTGTTTCATATTGAGCACAACCATCGGACCCGGCGGTGGCTCCTGCGGCCACAAAATAATTTCGATGGGCTTATCAAAAAGGACCTTTTCTGAGCCATCGGATTTGAGTTCGAGCGGGTCATCGGCGCGATGCACAATTATGAAAGACATGTTCGTACTCCAGTCGAGTTGCTCTGCTTGGCGCGTCGTATTGGGTCACACGTGTCAGGATAACGCTATGCCCCATTAGCCGCGATTTATGAAATAATTGAATAGATTCAGCTACCATGTTTTTCACATACCGCGGCGCCCGACAGCGGTCTAGTGCCAAAGATAGCGAAAACTGTGCAGGGCAGTGAAAAACTGCTGCCGCAAATGGTGAAAAGATTTAGCCGCCTACGTTTCGCTTCCGCCCGACGTCGCTATACAGTAACTGTCCCGGGCAAGTTTTGTGGTGAGTAAGATGGTTGCACTCCTTTCGTGCCAAAAAGATATTCGGGCTGACCGTTCATACGCTGCCGGACGGAATCGTCGACAACCATTCCCGCCGGAAATTTGCGCTCAGAGCATTTGGCCAGTTTCCAGATGGGGTCCTGCTCCCATTCCTAGTGTCGTGGGGCTAAAGGATCGTGGCTGATCGTGACAGGCTCTTTGTTGGTGAAGATCAATCCCACATCTGCCTCCTTCAGCTTGTCGACGGCCCAGCGTAAGGGTCGGTCGGACAGGCCACGGTCCGGATAGCCACCACCGATGTCGCAGTGGCCCCCAGGAAACAGCGCCTGCAACACGTTTTCACGGGGTTCCCACAAGGTTGGCTTGAACGGGTCGCGTCGCTCGTCGAGCGCGACCGCGTGTAGCTGCCGCGCATGATCACCGGAAACTGGCCAAACGGCGATCTTCGCGCTGGCACATTCGGGCTGCTGACAAATAAGCATTGCGAGTTGTTCGTTAATCGTCGCCGGCATAGTGCTCCACGGGCCAAATTCTTAAATAGATCCGAACCCAATATCAATCTATTTCACGTTTCCACTGTCGCTTCTTCCTTACGTTTGCGTTGTATCAAGCGGTTATTTCTTCGACTATATTGTAGTGAAGATTCCGCACACGAAGAAAAGGAGATGCTATGGAAGAGAAATTTCGGCTTGCTCCAGCAACGCCTCAGGATTTCGAGTTTTCGTGGCTGACTTGGTCAGAAGCCGTCAAGCCCTATATAGCGCCCTTCCTTAAGGCGAATCTCAAGCGAGATTGGATAGATGAAGGCGAGCATGCGCGCTTTCGGCACTGGTGGACGCACCAAAAGGCATTTGTTTTCTTTTCAGGGACTGAGCGAGTTGGATGGTGTACGTTTGAGGAAAATTCTGACTCGGTAGTAGTTCGGAATTTTTGCATCGCCACTGAGTTTCGCCGTCGTGGTTACGGCTCCAGGATGCTCAGCGCGCTTCTATCAGAGGTTCTCCCTCAAGGAAAGCCGGTCGTTCATTCGATCTTAAAAAGCAATGAATTAATTGATTTTTTCAGAAATTTCGGGTTCAAACAAATACTCGAAGATGACCTGACCTTCCTGCTTCAGAAGACGTAAATTGACATGGAGGCACCATGAAAATGAATGAAATAAACGAGGAAATTTTAACTGACAATCGTTCCAATCAGACAACCTCGTCCCCCGAAGTAACAGACCCAGCATTTTTCGATCTATGCGACGTGGAAATCGAAACCGTACGACGAGCCGCGCAAGAACGCGGCTTACCGTTTGATGACGCGCAGCAGCGTTACTCCGCATGTGAACTGTCCCGCTATGGATTGGTCCGTGAGGGTTACAATCGACAGGAACTCGGCGTACTTGGAATTCGGCCCTCCACTGTTTCATCTTTGGATGATGCAACGAGAATACTTGAAAATGAGCTTCCGCTAGCCACTCCCTTTGGGAGCGGACTCAAGAAGTTCCAACTTCCAATCGACATGATGCCGATTCGCGTGGCCAAGACGATCTTTCCACCGGGATCCGTTGTGAAGCGACACATTCACCCGCCGCATAGCAACGCAGATCCTGGCGGCGGTTTGAGAATCGTTGTGTCGGGATGGATTCTCTTTGAAGACCGGCGATACGGACAGGGAGATTGGTTCTTCGTTCCGAACGGAACACCCTACGAATTTTCGACCGCCCCCCTTCACGAAACCACTGTGTTTTATCTGTATCGATTCTTCGGGGCCGAGTTTGGAAATCGGTTTTCGCACCCACTTGCAATCTAGTAATATGTGCCGTCACTACTACGCTCGTGGGCAGATGGACACTCGCCAACTTCGTGGCACAACTGCCGATCGAAATGCCCGACCTCCTCGGCGGCGTCATCCGCGCCACGTTGAATCTGATCGGACACCATAAGATCGCGAATCCCGGCAATATGGGGATGCTGTCAATAACGGCCTTTTCATCGCGCGGATGTCGTCATCGGCGCGCTGGTCGCACTCGCGAACGAAATCATCAAGCGATCGGTTCCCAGCAAGACCTTGCACTGACCTGCGTTATGGTGGGACTCTCCCACCATAACGCAAAGCATCAGAACAGTCCGGCCGGTTCCGCCGCATCGTCCCAACTGAAAATGATCAGCTCGCGCCGCTCGACGCCCTTCCCGCCGCCTATCGTGTACTGAATCGGCACGCTCTCGATATGAAAGCCGGCGAACACGCGCCGGATCTCGGGATGGTCGTTGAGGCTGATGATCGCTCGTCCCTTGATCGATCGAAGCCGCTCGGCCATTTTCTCGTATTCCTCGAACGAAAACGCAACGCCGTACCCTTCGGTTTCGAAGTACGGCGGGTCGAGATAGAACAGCGTATGCGGCCGGTCGTAACGATCGATGCAGGTCGCCCAATCGAGCCGCTCGATGTACGCATTCGCAAGGCGAATGTGCGCCGCCGATAGCTCTTCCTCGATGCGCAGCAGATTCAACCCAGGCGGATGCTCCGTCCGTGTCCCGAACGTCTGCCCTTCGAGCTTGCCGCCAAAGCAACTTTTCTGAAGGTAGTAGAACCGTGCGGCACGCTGAATATCGGTGAGGGTTTCCGGGACCGTGTGCTTGAGCCATTCGAACACCTGCCGGCTCGTCAGTGCCCACTTGAACTGACGCACGAACTCTTCGAGGTGGTGCTGAACGACGCGATACAGGTTCACCAGCTCGCCGTTGATGTCGTTGATCACCTCGACCTTGGCCGGCGGCCGCATGAAGTAAAGCGCCGCCCCGCCCGCAAAAACCTCGACGTAGCAGTCGTGCTTCGGAAAGCGCGGAATGATGTGATCTGCAAGGCGGCGCTTGCCGCCGATCCACGGAATAATCGGATTTGCCATTGTGAAAGCCGTTTTTAATCTTGGTGTAGAATCCGGCCCGCCTACGTAGGTAAGCAGGGCCTTGGCCGATTCACTGGCGCTATCAGTGGAAAGGCGACCGGCTCGCGTGTTCCCGCACGCACGCCGGTCGCCCTGTTTCTCGTTACTTCCGCTCGCAGCCCGGCGTCTCGGGCCGAACCGCACACACATAGCCCTGTAGGGCCGTCAGTTTGTCGATCTCACGCTGATCGTCTCCGGCGACGCCGAAAACGCGTTCCGCAACCGCTGCGTCGACGTCTGCATAGGCGGCGGCACCATCGCCCATGCCGGCGGCGCTGGAAGCGCCGGACAAGCCGTCGCGACCGGCTGCCGTGCAGCGTCGGACGGCGACGCGCAGCCGCTCAGTGCCAGCGGCAAGAGCAGCCCGCAGGCTGCGATTCTCGGCTTCATGCTCGATCCTCTCTTTCGTGGTTCGTTGGTCGACGGCGGCCACCGCCGATGCGGCCGCGTCATGCGCGGCGATCGCCCGCTGCTCGGCGTCGAGCGCGGCGCGCGACATCGCGCCCAACGCTTCGGCGTGCCGTTGCGCGTCGAGCGCTCGCGCGGCCTGCTCGTCGGCAAGCCGACGTGCGCCGATCAGGTGTTCAATCCCAGCGCCGGCCGCCATGCCAAGCAGCGCGGCCAACAGATACGGGGTTGCTTTCGGCATCACAGCCCCCGCTCACAGATCGCGCGCTCTTCCGCGCGCCGCTTCACCAAGCCGGGCATCTCCCGGCCCCGCGCCGTCACCCATTGCGGGCGACCGTCGTCGGACTCGTTGATCGCGCGGCATGCGCCGCGCAGGTCGCCCACGTTGAAGCGCTTCGCCGTCGTGCTGGCGCAGTAGGCGTTCGCGCCGACGTTGTATGCAAAGCTCACGGCCGCCGCGAGCTGATACGGACGATCCTTCAGCCCCGGCGTGCAACGCAGCACGGGTTCGGCGTGCGCAATCAGTTGCGTTTCGAGTGACGCGCGGCACTCGGCCTCGCTGTACGCCTTGCCGACGACGACGTCGCGCGTGTCGCCCATGCATTTCGTCGGAATACCGACCGGGTCGAGATAGCCCACCAGCTTGACGCCCTCGAACTTCGGCACGACCACCGTCAGCACACCCGCCGCGATCGCGCCGACGACGCCTGCGAGCGTCTTCTTCGGCACCCTAACCATGCTTGCCACCTCGACGCCCCTTGTTCTTGATCAGGTAGTAGCACTGAAGGCAGATGTAGCCGCCCGTCAGAATCGACACGAGCAGCGACGCCCACCAGTTCGCATCGTGCCCCGACGCCCACAGCCATAGCGACGACGCAACCGGCGGGGCGCTTTTCGCAGCGCTCGCCGCAATTTCGCTTTTCACAGTGATTGACTCCACAAGTAGAAAGAGCCGCTCCGGTTGCCCGTGAGCGGCTCTGCTGCATGCCCGGCGTCCGCGTTACCGCTGCGGCGCGGGAATGACGAGATTGATCTTCTTCGCCCGCTTCTTGCCGTGTCCGGCTTTCGCCTTGCCCTTGTTGCCGGCGTTGAGCACGACTTCCGTCTCCCAACTGCGGCCGGCGTATTCGTGCGTCACCGACTCGACGAGGAAATCGCCGTCCGCGTCGCGCTTGAAACCCTTCAGCGTCACCGTCTTCTCCGCCGACACGTCGGCGCGGCCGAGCATCCGCAAGCGGCTCGTGGCCGTGTGCCGGTTCAGCTTCGCCAGCCGCGCGGATGCGGCGGCCTTCGCCGCCTGCGGGCTCGCGAACGCGTGCCGCTCGGTATGCACGGCCGCCGCACCGGGCGGCGCATCCGGATTCGGGATCACGAGATCGATCTTCTTGCCCGACTTCGCGTCATGCACCTTCGTGCGCACCGCCGCGAAGCTCGCGCGATCCGGAAACGCGATCTCGTAGTCGATCAGTTGCTCCGGCGTGAGCAAGAGCGCCGGCAACACCTTGCCGCTCGCGCTCTTGCCGCCGCCGATCGGCGTGACGATCAGCTTGCCGGCCTTCACGGTCGCCGTCGCTCCGTACTGCCGCGCGATCCGCGTGACGAAGTGCAGATCGCTTTCGCCGAACTGGTCCGCGCGCGGCACGACGACGTCGATCGAGCACGCGGCCGCCCACTTGTTGCGCCGCGCGATGTCGCCGACGACGTCGGCGAGCTTCGCATTCGACCAACTGCCGTAGCGGTGCGTCTTCGACGTCGCCCGCAGGTTCGCCGGCCGCCCCCGGATCGCCACCGTCGCCGGCGGCCCGCGCAACACGATCTCGTCGATCGCGTACTCGCCGAGCAACGACAGCCCTTGCCCCGCCCAGCCGAGCGAGATCTTCAGCGTCGCGCCCTTCGGCGGAAAGCGGATCACGCCGTCACGGTCGTCGAGCTCGATCTCGCACTCGTCCGCCTCGAGGCCGGGCTTGTCCGTCGTCCGGATCCGCAGCACGCGATCCTGAATCGTGCGCGTGATGTCCGCGCCGTTCGCGATGATCTGGAATATCGCCTGCATCGCCCGCCCTCACGACCAGAGCTGTATCGGCTCGTCGCGCGGCGCGTCGAGATCCGGCAACGTGATCAACACGCCTGCGCGGAACGGCTGCGGCTCGCGCGCGAGGCCCGGATTCGCCTCGTAGACGGCTTCGACGGTCCCGCTCAGCGTGCCGTAGGCGGCATAGCAGAGCGTGTCGAGCACGTCGCCGTCAGATGTTCTTAAAGTCCTCGCCATAGCGGCCAAACTCCAGACTGAAGGTTTGCTTGCGCGGCGCTCCGTCCGACATGAGCGCCTCCTGTTCTTCCTCGACACTTTGCAGATACCAGCGCCCGAGCACGTCGCCCGTGCCGGCCGTGAGCTGCACCGGCTTCATTCGCCCGCCGATCGCGCGCAATGCCTCCAACTGGCGCGCGCCCGCCCCGAGCGCCGCGAACACGACGCCGGACAGCACGATCGTTTCGCCGCCCTGGCTCACCGCCTGCAACGCCTCCGGCCGGTTCAGGCGCTCTTGCGACGCGACCTTGTAGCGCGTCGTGCGCCGCAGCTTGTCGAACGCGGCCGTCGACAGCCCGAAGTTGAAGCGCCGCCCTTCCTCGGTCGTCAGCGTCAGCAGATGAGGGATAGCCGACGCAGCGTCGCCGCCCAATACATCGAACACCGCGCCGAGCCCGGTCGCCTGCAACACCGATTTGACGGCCTTCGCCGTGTCGGTGCCGACGACGGCGGCGAACTGCGTCTCGACACCCTTCAGCGCCGTCGTCACGGTCTGCGCCGTCGCGTGGATCTGCGGATGGTTCGACGCGTTCGCGATCCGCAGCACGCTGCCGACCGCGCCCGCCGTCGCGCGAAACCCGCGCGTCACCTCGCCGACCTTCGGGCTCAGATCGGTCGCGACCGACAGCGCACTGCTCGCGCCGTTCAGCAGCTCGGCGGCTGACGTCAGGTTCCCCGTCGCGAGCTTCGTCAACGTGTCGACCGTGTTCTGGCTCGCCGCGCGGTTGCGCTCGTAGACACGGCTCACGTGCTGCACGCGCTCGGCCGCGATGCTGGCCTGCGTCGCCGCCTGCGTGATGCTCTTCACGAAATCCATCGGCGCTCCTACAGATGCGGCGCATCGAACAGCGCCGACCGGTTGTTGTTGTTCATCGATTGGGTCATCGCCCGTTGGATCTGCGGATTGATACGTGCGAGCAGCCGGTCAGCCATCTCCTGATCCGAGCCGCCCTCCAGCTTGATGTTGAAGACCGGCGCAAAGCTGTTTTGCTGCTCGACCTTGAACGCGCGCCGCTCCGCGACGCCGGGCTCGACGAGCGCCTTCGCGTTCGCGACCGCGCGCGCGGCTTCGGGCGTGTCGCCGCGCTGCTGAAACGCCCATCGCGTGAGTGCGCCCAGCAGCTTCTGGCCGGCGAAGGTGCCGATCGCCCCGCCCGCGACGCCGCCGATCGCAGCGCCAAGCGGCCCACCGAACGCGCCGATCGACGCGCCGAGCTTCGCGCCGACGACACCGCCCGCGAGACTGCCGCCGATACCCGCGAAGTTCTCGGCCTTCCGCGCGCGTAGATCGTCGCCGGCCGCGACCGCGTATGCGTCCTTCGCGGCGAGCCCCAGCTTCAGCACCGTCCCGGCGAGCGCGATCTTGCCGGCATACGGCAACACGCGGCCGGCAATCCCGCCTAGCGCCCGGCCAAGCCGCCCGAAGCGCCCGGTCTTGCCCGCCCTGCCGCTCGCCACACCTGCCGCACCCTCGATCAGATCGCCGACGGATCCGCCGCCGATGCCGCCGCCCGGCATGTTGACAACGAAGACACGCTGCACGCCGCTGGCCGCCGCGCCGAGCGCATCGAGCGCCGGAGCGCCGCGCCCCGGCTTCGCTCCCTTGCCGCCCTTCCCGCTGTGCTCGCCACCTCGCGCCAACCAACCACCACGCGCGACATCGAGCACGCCGCGACCAATCGACCACGCCGCACGCGCACCGCGATACGCGATCGCCGCGCCCGCGACACCGATGACAGCCGCCGCCGCACGCGGCGACGCATCGACGATGTCGCGCACCTTGCCGCCCGCCTTCTTCGCCTGCTCGCCCGCAATATCCGTCACGGGACGCAGCGCGTCGCCGATGCTGCGCATTGCCTCGTCCCACTGATCCGCAACTTCTTTCCAGATCTGCTTGGACGCGTCGCGGCGGTCTTTGAGATCCTTCTCGATCTCGCCGCTCGCCGATGCGGCGTTGCGCTTCAGATTCGAGTAGAGATCGGCGTTCTGCAAGTACGCGGTGAGCGCCGCCTTCACCTGCATGTCGTTGAATAGGTCGCCCGTCTTCATCGTCTCTTCGAACGCGCGGATCTGCTTCTGACGCTTGGCCGGATCCAGCTCGGCGTTGATCGACTTCGCCGTCTCGGCCAACTGCTTCGCCTTCGCCGGATCGACCCGCTCGATGTACGCGCGCGCGAGCACGAACGACGCTTCGAGCGTCGACCAGCCCTTGCCGATCGCCTCCTTCATCTTCGCTTCGTAGTCGACGCCGGCTTTCTTGTAGTTGCGTTCCGTCTCGCCCGAGCCGATCTTCGAGAACCAGTTCTTCAGGTTGTTCGCGGCTTCGTCGGCGTTGCCCGCCGTCTTCATCTGCACCTGAAGCATCGCGCCCAACTGCGTCACCGAATCCTGCCCCGTGATGCCGATCTTCTTCATTTCGGCGAGCAGCACCGGGAACCAGCGGGCCATGTCGACCGACTCGAACGAGCCTTCCTTGCCGAGATACGCGATCGCCTCCAGCGCCTTGAGCATCGCGGCCGGATCCTTGATGTCCGCGTTTTGCTCCAGCGCCTGAATCATCTTCGCCGTCTCGACACTCGTCGCACCTTGGCCGACCGAAAATTTCGCGACGGCCGGCGCGAAGCCGAGCGCCCGGTCGACGTCCATCCCGGCCGCCACCATCTGGTTCACCGCCTCGGCCAGTTCGTTGCGGTTCATCCCGTTGGCCGATGCATCGCGCCGAATCCGGTCGGACATCGCGCGCTCTTCGCCCGTGCGCGCGATGCCCGCCTTGATCGCGATGTCGCGGATGATCGCCTGATACTGCGCCGACACCATCGTCGGCACCGCGATCGCGGCGGTCAGCTTCATCGAGTCGCCGATCGCGCCGCGCATCGCCTCCCGGCCGCCGCTCAGGCGCTCGTGCCCCATCGCACGCAGTTCGAGCCCGCGCGCGGTGCGGCCAAGCCGCGCATACGCGCGATCAAGCCGGTCCACCTCGATGCCGGCGTCGCGCAACGTCCGCAGATTCGAATCCAGCTTGCGCCGGATCGTCTCGGCCGCGCTGTCGCCCGCACGATGCAGGCGGCGGAACTCGTCCTGTAACTTGATCGTCTCGCCGATCTGGCGCTGCCACATGCTCTTTTCAGCGGCCGTCTTGCGCAGCCCGACGATCTTCGATTGCGTGTCGGAGATCGCCTTGCCGAACGTCGCGGATACCGCCCCGCCGATCACGATCCCCAACGCGATTTCGCGTGCCATCTCCGCTCCCTGTCACATCAGTCCGTCAACCACCACACCAGATCCTCAAGCGTCAGATCGTCGACCGCCTGAGGGCTCACCGCGCACTCACGCAGCAGGCGCTTCGCCATCGCCTTGACGGTCTTTTCGTGCAATCGGGCCAGAGGTTCGAAAGGAGTCGTACGCGCGCTGCATCGCCACGTAGTCGGCCATGTCCATCTGCTCCAGCTCGTCGGGCGCGACGTCGGCGAGCATCGCGAACAGCGTGATCTCGCGCAGTTCGTCGTCGTCCTGCGCGCGCTTGCTCGCGCCGCGCACGTCGCGCACCTTCGGGCGGCGCATCGTCAGCGTGTCGCGCAGCACGCCGTCGAGCGTGATCGGGTATTCGAGCTTGATCGTGATCGTGTCCATCGGGTTTCCTCGAAATGTAAAAAGGGGCGCACGACGCGCCCCTTGGGTTCAAAGTTGCTTTGCCGCGCGTCACATGCCGAGATCGCGGCGCACCTGCGCGAGCTGATCGACGCCGTCGATCACGCGCACGAAGCCGAAGACGTCGATCTCATGCATGACCGCGCCCGCGATCTCCAGCTTGTAGTAGTTCAGCGACGCGGCGTATTTGATTTCAGCCTTCTCGCCCGGCTTCCACGAGCCGGAATCGACCTCGGTCAGCATGCCGCGCATATGAACGGCAACGGCTTTCGAGCCGCCCTTGATGTCGCGGAACGACCCGCGAAACGTCGCGTTGAACGCGGTGCCGTCCGCGATGCCGAAGAACTTCAGCACATCGCGCTCCAGCGTCGACATCGCGAACGACGCTTCGAGCGCCTCCATGCCTTGGTCGGTCTTCACCGCCGCGTCCATGCCGCCCGCGCGGAAGTCGTCCGTCTTGATCTTCAGCTTCGGCGGCGTCACCTCGGTCGTGCGACCGACGAAGCCGCGACCGTCGACGTACATCGCGAGATTGAAAAGCGTTTCCGGAACCAAGGTTCACCTCCTACGATTGGGTATCGAGCACTTCCGCGAGCCACTGATTCGTGACCTCGAAGCGGAAGATCGGGTTTTCGGCGGGCGGAACGTCGGTGAACCGGATGTTCCAGTACACCTTGCCCTGTTCGAGTTGGCTCGCGCTGTTCAGGCGCGGATCCGCGTAGACCTCGAAATTGATGATCGCGCCCTGCGTGCGCAGATCGCGCATGAACGCTTGCAGCCCTTCCGTGACGTCCTTCACGTAGGTCGCCGTGATGCCGCGGTCGACCGCCCACTTGTGGCCCGCCTGCACCGCGTCCATGACGATGTCGAGCGTGCGCACGCGCGTGACGAACGACCATTTCGGATCGGCCGACAGCGTGCGGTTGCCCCACAGCCTGAAACCGCCGTCGCGAATGATCGTCGTGACGAACGCGTTGTTCAGCAGGTTCGCGCGGCACGTCTCGTCGCCGTCGAGGAACTCGATCGGCCGGCTCGTGCCCGTGATCCCGACGATTTCCTTGTTCGACGGCGACGCCCAGAAGCCGATCGCGGCGTCCGTCTGGCAGAACATGCCGGCCGCGTACGCGGACGCCGGCGCATCGGCGTCGACGTTCGCGCCCGTGTCCCAGTAGCGCACGCCCGGATCGACCAGATACAGCCGTTTGCTGCCGAAGTTCCTTGCGTAGGCAATCGCGGCCTCGTCGTCGGTGTTCGGTCCGTCGACGATCGCGACCGCGCGCAACTTGTTCGCGAGCGCGTCGGCCGCCGTCGCCACCGCCTGCTTCGACGTATGGCCCGGCGCGATCAACAGGCGCGGTTGCAGGTTGAACAGCGATTTCCCATCGAGCAGCGCTTGCAGGCCGGTTCGCCTACCGGCCGCCGAAACGCCGCCGATCACGTCGGTCGCGAGCTGCGCGGCGTCGCCCTTCTTCTCGACGCCGACCGCGACGATCGCCGCCTTGCTCTGCGCGAAGATCGCGCGCGCGGCTCGCGCGACGGCGCTGTGCTCGCCGAACGCCTGCGCCGCGTCGTGTTCGCTCGTGAGCCGCACCGGCACGTCCGGTTGCACGAGATCCGCGCCCGGCGCGTACGTGTCGACGAGGCCGACCACCGACGACGACGGCACGGCGATCGTGCGCGGGCCGACGTCGACGATCGTCGTCGTCACGCCGTGATAAAACGAGGTAGCACCCATTCAGGTCTCCAGAAAAGAAAAAGCCGCTTGGGTAAGCGGCTTCGATTGCGAGTAAGCGGCGGTTACTAGGGTCGCGTCGACGAGCTGCGTTCGCGTGCCATCTCGGGTTGCTCGGGCCATGTCGGCTCGCGCCGCGTCAGGTCGATCCCCTTGACCGCACGCGTGTACGCGATCCATGCGCGGGCCTGCTGCGCCTCACTGTCGGTTGCGTCTCCCAGCATGATCGCCATCTGTAGCGGCGTCAGGGCGACGCTCGCGCGCTCCAGCAGCCGATCGCGCATCGCCGCATTGCTCACGATGATCTGTTCGATGGTCGGCGGCGGCGGATCCAGCAGCACCGGCACGCCGTTATCGTCCAGCGCCATGCGCTTGCCCCGCGACTCGCCGTCGAGCAGCATCTTCCATTGCTCGTCCGTGATCTCGGTGCACGTCACGCCCGCCGGCGCGGGGCTGTCCACGCTGTCGTAAAACGCCGTGATGAAATTCTTCGAATCATGTGCCGCGAATTTCTGAGCCACTGTCCCACTCCTGAGTCAAAATCCAATCGCGAAATAATTGCCGCCTACGCCGCCCGACATGCCAGCGTTGTTCTGGCAACTCAAGGTCGCGCCGGTCTTGAATGCGGCGTAGGTCTGCACCGTGAAATTGCCGATCGAGCCGCCGCCGATCGTGGGCGACAGGCCCAGACAAGCATTCGGGAAGGCGATCGGGAACGTCACGGTGGCGTTGGGATTACCCGTGCCTGACGACATGAAGCTGCCCCACTGCAGAATCAGACCATTCGGGAATTTCGAGAATCCCGGTATCGCCAGCGTCGCGGCGAACAGGTTGTCCCCCTTGAGGGCAGACGAACCCATGAGAATCTGCCACACGCCCCCGTTTCGGACGACCAGCGCGGGGGCCGGCGACGTCGGGGTCGGCCCCGTGACATACGAGGCTCCCACCGCGCTGCCGCTCGCGTTGTAAATCACGTCGCTGCCTTGCGTCACGATCGTGCCCGCCGCAGCAATAAAGAACGCCGCGCCCTCGGGAACGGTCGAGACCAACGGAAGCGTGACGGTCGGCGACTTGGTGCTATAGACGACCATCCCCGCCTGTCCGGCTTTCAGCGTGATCGCGCTTTCCGCATCGACCGCTCCCGAGAAACTGCCGAGCGCACGCTGCACGAATGCGGTCGTCGCGAGGCGGGCGGAGTTGTCGAACTGCGACGCGGTCGACCAGTTCGGACCGGCCATGACCGACGAGAACGGCAACTGCGCGCTACCGCCGGCTGCGATCCACTGCCCTGGCGGGACAGCGACGAGGAGCAAACTATCCCCGAGCGTCAGCGTCGCGCTCGGATTCCCTCCGTTCAGGAGAATCGAATCGTTGCCGTCGCGAACGATCGTCAAGGGGGCGTCGCTGCTGTTGTTGAACAGGAACGTGCCCCCAAGCGGCATGGTCGACACGGCCGGCAAGGCGAACGTCGCCGCAGCGCCTCCCCAGAAATTGATGCAGCTTCCCGCTTGCGATGCCGTGAGCTTCTGCGACGAAATGTATGACGCGAAATTCACATTCCCGAGCGCGCGCCTGACGAACTCGGTGGTCGCCATTCTCGTACTGCTGTCGAGCGGAGCTGGCGTGGTCCCTTTCGGTGCGCCAGTGAACGTCGGGGAATCCAGCGGTGCCTTCTGAGACAATGCGTTCGTCATCGTCGTCGCGAAGTTCGGATCATTCCCGAGCGCTTTCGCAAGCTCGTTCAACGTGTCGAGCGTCGACGGAGACTGGCCGACCAGATCCGCCAACCGCTGCGAAAGATCGGTTTTCGTCGCGTATTGAGGATGCGGATCGACGGCGGACGCATGCGACTCCTGCTGTTGCTTGAGATACTTCGTGCGATTGGCCAGTTGCTTCGCTTGCAGGTTGTCGATCCCATCCGGGCCACCTATCACCGGATCCGACGTCTCCAATTGATATACGCCGTCTTCCCATTGGGCTTGTTCTTTCAGGTTTGCCATGCTGCTACCACTCCCCGAGAATATTGGCCGTTGCGGACGGCCGTGCCGTTATGGCGGATCGCAATCGCCGAATAGTCGAGCTTCACCAGTTGACTGCGCGCGGGCGCGTAGCGCTCGATCGCGCGCATCAGCGCCTGCCCTTGACCGCGCGTGATCGGCTGCTTCAGCGTCACGATGTACTCGGCCCACGCGCTTGCGCGGCCATGAACGTAGTTGCCGTCCCGCCGCGCCGTGCCGTCGCGACGCTTCGCGATCCGTCCTTCCTGAATCTCGATTTCGCCGAAGCCGAGCCGCCGAACGATTTCGCGGACGGCCCACGGCGTGCCCTTCCTGCGATGCAACGCCAACGAGCCTTTGATCAGCGCACGCCGCGCGTCGTCCGACTCGGCCAACTCCCACCCGTCGACGGCGACCGACCATGCGAGCCACGGCAGGAATGCGGCCGGACATCGATCGACGTCCATCAGCGTGCGCAGGATCTCCGGATCGACGCTCGGCCGCAGCACGCGAGCGAGCGCGGCTTCGAGCGGCGTCTGATTCGACGGCAATAGACGTTCACTCATCGAGCACCTTCAGATTCAGGACGACGGACGTGCAATCGGCGAACTCCTGCCCGTTGCACGTTACGTCGCCCAGCGGAGCTTTCAGATCGACGCGCGCGACGCTGCTGCCGCGCGGATGAAGCGCGCCCGCGATCGCCGATCGCGCCATCCCGAGCTTGAGCCGGCGTGCCGCGTCGATCGCGGCGTCGAGATCGCGCCGTCGCTCGGCCAGCACGACGGCGGGGTCCGGGCCGCGTCCCACGTAGACGTCCGCCTCGATCGCGTATGCAACCGGCCGGGCCGGCACGACAAGCACCGTGTCGTTCAACGGCCGCACGTCTTCGGCGGGCAACGCCGCGCGCACCTTCGCGAGCAGCGCGTCATTCGCGATACCCCCATTCGACTGCGACATGACCGTCACGCGAACCGTGCCCGGCTCCGGACGATCGACTTGCACGTCGAGCACCTCGGGCGACACGTCGAGTGCGTGCTTGCGATAGGCGTCGATCGGCCCCGCGTCGGTCGACGTCTCGATCGCCAGTTGCGTGCGCAATCGGAACCGCTCGTCTCGCTCGTAGATCGGCGAGCGCGGCGGCGTCGCATCCGGATCGCCGGGATCGACGAGCGCCTTCTCGACGCCCATCAGCGCGGCAACGTGTTCGAGATCCGCGCCGGTCGCGTACGCGAGCATGGTCGCCCGCGCGGCATCGTTGAGGCGCGCGCGCAATCGGATCTCGTCGTATGCGGCCAGCTCGATCAGCTTGACGGCCGGATCGGATTCGAGCGCGGCGCTCCAGTCCGGATAGATGCGCTTGAAGTACGCGAGCTTCATCTGATACGCCGCTTCGAAGTCGAGCGTCTCGACCAGATCGGGCGGATCGAGCAGCGACAGATCGATCATCGTCATACCGTCACCTCGAATATCTCCGCCTTGCCGTCGACATGGCCACGAATCTCGAATGTCACGCGCCCGTCGACGACCGCAAGCGCGGCGACACGATCGAGCTTGATACGCGGCTCCCATCGCCCGATCGCGCGCGCGGCTTCCGCCTGCGCCGACGAGATCCAGCCGCGCGTGATCGGCAGGTCGACCATCGCCGGGATGTCCGAGCCGTACTCGGGCCGCTCGCGGCGCGTGCCCCGGCGCGTGCCGAGGATGTCGCCGATGCTTTGCTTCAGGTGCGCGAGACCGCGCAGCGGTGCGCCGGTCCATCGATCCATGCCGACCATCTCATCGATGTCGCTCATACGCGGCCCTCAAGCCGTTTGAAGTCCGGATGCGCGTCGAGATACTCGATATGCGACGCGACGCTCGCGAGCACCTCGCCCTTGATGACGCGCAGCACCGAACCGTCCGGGAACACGACCACGCGTGTCCGAAAGCGCGTATCGACGAACGTGGCGCGCGGCTGGACGAGCGGCGCACTCGTGTGCGATGGTTCTTTTGCCATGTGCTGACTCCAAAAATGCGAAGCCCCGCGATTGCGGGGCAAAGTGACTTGGAAGACCGACCGGCTACAGCGGCGGCGACACGGGCGCTCCGTTGCCCTGCTCCCTGTGGCTGTGGCCGAGGAACGACTTGCCGCCGATCTCGACATCGCCCGTGTAGCGAGCACCGCCGTCGACTTCCACCGCCGGCCCGCCGTTCGCGCCTGCTCGGCCCTGCATGCCGCCGTTGAACGTCAGGCGCTGCCCGGTCGTCGTGTTGCCCGTGAACGTCGAATCCGGAACGTCGCCGAGCAGTTTCTCGGTGCGCAACGTCACGCCGTCCGCCCGTAGCTCCAGTTCCGTCTCGCCGATGCGGAAAACGATGCGCCCCCCTGCCGGCACGTCGACCCGGTACTCGTGCGACGCGTGGTCATAGACCTGCGACGCCCCATCCGGAAAATCGAACGCCGTTTCGTTCGGGCTGCGCCGTGCTGCCCCGCCGTGCTGCTCGGCGTAGTAGCCCGGCACCGCGTACGCGCTCGACAGCTCGCCCGACGCGGACAGGATGGATGCCTGCTCGCCTTCGGACGGCGGCCGCCAGAAGCGCACCGCGCCCGCCGCGACCGTGAACCACGGCAACCAGTCGCTGACCCAATCGCCGACCCGCACGCGGCATCGCGGCGGGTCGTACGACACCGCGTCGACCGTGCCTTGCTGCACGAGACACGCGAGCCGCCGGTCGATCTCGCCGATTTCATACTCGAGCATCGTCACTCCGGATAGTCGGCCGGCGCGTCCTGCGCCGGATCCCAATAGCTGCTTTCGTTGCCCGGCCCCGTCGACGGATCCACGCCCCATACGAGCGTGCTGCCGTCCGGGATCGCTTCCGGCTCCCCGCCGATGCCGAATTCGTGCGTCCATTCGACAAGCCACACGAGGTACGTGTCGAGCTGCGGGCGGAACGGGTCTTCGCCAACCTGAACCACCCTGCCGGGCGCGATCGGCAGGCCCCACGTCTGCATGTGAACCGCGAGCGCGAGACGCGCGGCGATTTCGCGCACGTGCAGCTCGTGTTCCGCGCCGTATGGATCGACGATGATGCGCGCCTGCATGCGCGCGATCAGCGAAATGCAGCCGGTCCCGTCGTCGTGTCCGGGCTCCATTTCGGACAGCTCGACGGCGATCAGCGGCGTCCGGATCTGCGCGCCGACCTTCGGATACGCTTCGATCCGCTCGAAGGTCGGCAGCGCTTCTCGCAGGCCCTTCACGATCGCGTCGTGCAGCAATTTGAGGTTATCGAGCACGTCCCATTACCTTTTGTAGTTCGTAGTTCACTTCCTGCCTCAGGATCGTCAAGAGCCGTTCCTCGCAAGCCTTCGCCGCGCGGCGAAACGCCGGCTCGCCCGTCTCGTGCCAATTGACCGTCACGACACGGTACGGCAGCCGTGCCTTCCCGACGCGCTCGAAGATCGGCCCGTCCGGTTGCCGTTTCGACTGCCGCCATGCGCCCTCGAACGACGTGCGGCCGGCGCGCATGCCCTTGCGCGTCTTCGCCACCGAGCCGAGGCGGTGCGCCTCGATCGGGTTCAGGCCGAGCCACACCTTGCCGGTATCGGCCGACCGCAGGAAGAAATACAGCCGGCGGCGGATCGTCTTCTGCGGAATGCGCGTCGCCGCGCTGACTTCCTTCGCCGTCTGGCTCTTGATCCATGCGGCCGTCTTGCGCAGCGTGCGCCGCCACGCGGCCTGCATCGCGGACGGCGACAGGCCCTGCAAGACGGCCGTGACCGCGCCGACGTCGATTTCGACTTTCAGTCGGTTCATGTCATTGCAGTGTCAGGATCGTCCAGCCCGTGCCGTCCGGCTGCGCCTCGACGACGCGATAGCGCCCGCTGCGCGCAGTCACGACGCTGCCCGGCTGGATGCCGGCGGCGTCCGCGTCGATCACGTGCAACATCGGCGCGACGAGGTTCGTGCGTTGCGAGCCGAGATCGGGACCGAGCCACGGCGCGTTGAACATGCCGCGCACGGGCCGGCCGTCGACGAAGACATCGTCGTCGCCCAGATCCCGCAGCACGGCCGCGTCGACGTCCGTCATCAGATCGTGGAACGCCATGCGTCACGCCTTCAGACGAATGCACGCGCGCGGGCGCGTACACAAATGGATCGGGTTCGACTGCGCCTCGATCTCGACGCCCTTGTTGAACGGCATGATTTCCTGCCGTGCGTAGTACGGCAGCCCGATCGTGTTCACCGCGTCGACGTAATCGCCGGGCGCGAAACGCGAGATGAACAGATCCGGCACGCCCTCCGGCACCGCATACGCCTCGTCGTCGCCGACGAACGGGATGCCGCCGATCTTGCCCCGGTAACGCTCGAACACGATGCCGTCGAGCTCGATCGCGCCACGCGGGTCGCCGCGCAGCGCCGCCGCTGCCGCCGTGTTGAGGAACGTCTCTTTCACGGTCGGCAGCGTCAGCAGCTTGCGCCAAAAGTTACGCCCGCAGAACGCACGCACGCTCGAAAACGGCACGTTGCCGAGCGCGTCCTCGATCGCTTCGAGCGTGTCCTCGTTCTTGATCCGGATCTCGGTCTTCGCGTTCGACAGTTCGTATTCGATCACCTGCTGCTCGATGCCGAAGCGGTCGAGCAGGTTCGCGACGACATGCTTGCCGTCCGCGTCGAGGATCACGCCGCGCACCGCGCCGAGGCGGTGGTACTCGTGCGTCGCTTCGAGCTGGCGGCGCATCTTCGCGAGCCGCTTGTCGACGTAGCGCTGGACCGTCTCCAGTTCCGAATCGTCGCCGAACGCGCGCAGGTTCTGGATCTCGTCCGCCTTGATGACCGCGCGCTGCGGCAGATGGACCGTGTTGAACGGAATCAGGCTCGGCTTGCTGCCCAGCACGTTCGGCGCGGGCTGACCGCGCACGCCGGACTGCACGAGCGCGAGCGTGTCGCCGTCGCGCTCGATCTGCACCGTCGTCGTCGTGATGCCTTCCTCGTCGAACAGGCCCGCCTCGCCGAGCCGGCCCGGCACGTGCGGCTGCTCGTTGATTGCCGCGGTCATGGACGACAGCGAGAATGCGTCGTCGTTGAAGATAGCGATGTCTGCCATATGCACTCCGGAAATGAAAAAGCCGCGCATCGGCGCGGCTTCGGGATCAGGGAATTCGCTGCGATCAGCGGATGACGATGTGATGCGCGGCCAGGTCGTCGCGCGCGGGCGCGTCGAGCCCCGCGAGCAGGCGTGCGTCGACTTCGGCGAGCCGCTTGATCGCAACCGCCGGGCGCGGCTTGTCGGACGCCGGCAACGGCGCGTAGAGGATGCCGACGGCGACCTCCGCGCCGGTCGTCGCGGCGTTGTCGTACGGCGCGTATTCGCCGGTCCCGATCGTGCCGAGCACGCAGCCCGCCGGCAACGCCGGGCCGGCCGCGACGAGAATCGCATCGCGCGAGATCTGGCCCGGCCCCTCCGAGATCAGGAATTCGGCGGGCAACGCGCCCATGGTTTGGATGTTGGACATTCAGCGCTCCTTTCGGCGATGAAAAGTTACTTGGCCACGCGGCGGGCCGCGTAGATGTCGGACGTGCGCAACGTGCGGCCGCGTGCCTGCGGTTGCGTCTGCTGCTGCGCCGGATCGGGCCGGCTGTTGATGCGGGCGCTCGATGCCGTGAGGCGCTCGAACAACCGCGCGCGCACCTGATCGGGCGTCAGACCGTCCGCGACGTATTGCGCGGTCAGATCCGTCTGGTTCGCCGCGAGGCAGATCCCCGCGATATCGGTTGCGTTGCGGATCGCGCGATCGACCGTCTCGCGATCACGCAGACCGGTCGCCGCGATCACGCCTTCGGCGCATGCCGCAAGATTGGCTTCCCGCAGCGAATTGAACACGTGCGCGGCGAGTGCCGTGACATCGGGCGTCTGAGATGGCGGTTCCGGCTCGGGATCCGGCGTCGGAGCGGTCGGCGTGTTCTCCCGCGGAACGGTCGAATCCGCGTCCGGTTCGTCAACCGCGTCGAGCAGCGCCACAACCTGCTCGGGCACGGCCGAGAAGCGCGCGAGAAGCGGCGCAGTGCCCGCGGACGCCGCGAGCTTGACCGGGGCCTCGATCACGTCGCAGAAACCCTTCTCCTTGGCCTGCGCGGCCGTCAGCCACGTCTCCGCGTCCATCATGGCCCGCACGTCGTCTTCGGACAGGCCGCTGCGCTGTGCGTACGCCGCCAGAATGCCGGCGCTCGCGTTGTCGAGCAGCTCGGCGACGCGGCGCAGATCCTTCGATTCGCCGGCCGCGACCGTATGCGGATGGTGGATCATCAGCAGCGCGTTCTCGGGCATCTCGATCTCGTCGCACGCCATCAGCACCAGCGATGCGGCCGACGCCGCGATGCCGTCGACGCGCCCCTTCACCTTGCCGGCGTAGCGGCGCAACGCGTTGTAGATCGCGAACGCGTCGAACACGTCGCCGCCCATCGAATTGATCGCGACCGTGATCGACGATGCGTCGGCCGCAACGGCATCGAGCTGCGACACGAAGTTCTGCGCGTCGGTGCCCCAGAATCCGATGTCGCTATAGATCCGGATCTCGGCGACCTTGCCGCCGCCCGCCTGCGCCTGCGCGCGGATGTCCCACCACTTGCGGTTTCGTTTCATTCCCCGTCCTCTTTCAAAACACTGCCGTTTCCGTCTTCAATCGCGAGCTGCGTGTCGTATCGCAGGCCGAGCCGCTGCTCGCGCGCGAGATCCGCCGCGTTCTCCGCGTCGACCTGCTCCGGATCGTCGCCGCGCGCGAGCACCGCGCCCGTGCGGCTCGCGAGGCCCGCGCGGATCTCCATGCGCTTCGCGGTGACGTCCTGCACCGGATGGATATACGGCCAGCCCTGCGGCACCCATCGCACGCGCAGATAGTCGCGACGCCGGCGGAAGTAGTTCGGCATCGGCATCGCGCCCGACAGCGCGCACGCGTCGACCCACCAGCGCCACACCTTGCGGCAGAACTGGTGAATGAACACATTCCACTGAATCTGTTCGACGCTGCGCCGGAACTCGTTGAGAATCACGCGCAGCACGCGATCGCTCACGTCGCGCAGATCGCCCGTGAGCACTTCGTAAGGCATGCCGACCGACGCGGCCGACGCCATCAGTTGCTGGCGCATGAACGGCACATAGTCGTTGCCCGCGCCCGGCGGCTCCGAGAATCTCACCTCCTCACCGGGCGCAAGCTCCTGCATGCCGCCGGGTTCGAGCGACACGACCGGCGAAAACCCGTCGTCGTCGTATCGCATCGGCGCGCCCGAAACGGGATCGCCCATCGGCCCAAGCTCCGCGTGCGGCTTCGTGATGAAGCCCGCGAACAGGTTGCTGACCTCTTGCCGGAACAGCACCGCGTCGTCGAAGTTGTCGAGCGAATGCAGCCGCAGCAGCACCGTCGACAGTTCGGGCACGCCGCGCACCTGCCCCGGCCGCAGCGCAAGGAACACGTGCGCGATCTCGTCGGCCGGCACGCGCACCGTCCGCGTGCTGTCGCCGGCCTGTCGACCGTACTCGCCGGGATGCCGCGTCAGCAGGTGATAGGCCATGCGCCGTCCGTCGTCGTCGAACTCGACGCCGTTGACGATCTCGCCGCGCGGCAGGCGTTCGTTCTTGCTCACCGGCAGATGATCGGCTTCGAGCAACTGCACCTGCAACGGCACGGCCAAGCCATCGTGCCAGCTGCGCAGACGCCGCCGCACGAGCACCTCGCCGTCGCTGAAGAACGCGCGAGCAGCGAGCGTCTGCAAACCCGCCATGTCGAACAGCCCGTCCGCGTCGATCTCCTCGGTGCTGTCTTCCCAAAGCTGCTTTTGCGCGTTTCGCATCGCCTCGTCGGGATGTCGCGGATGCGCCTGTATGCCGGAACCGATCGTGTTCGACACGAGCCGCGTGATCGCGGCCTTCGCCCATGGGTCGTTTCGGATCGCGTCGCGCGCCCGATGCCGCATCAGCGGCAGGTTTTGCGCGGCCGCCGCGTTCGGTCCGGCACTCGACGCCTTCCACGACCGTGCGCGAGCGCCGCCCGTGCTCGCCGATTCGTACGCCGCCGCCTTCAGCCGCGTCGGCACCACGAACCCGCGTCGCGCGAGCATCGGATACGCCCGGCTCATCGAACCCCCTTGCCGGCGTGCCGCAGCCGAACGATGCGCGAGCGCCCGCTCGCGCCGTCGAGCGCACGAATGATCTCGGTTTGCGCCTCGCGAAGCTCCAGGATCGAGCGATACTTCACGCGGCGATCCGCGTACTGCACTTCGAGCTCGCCCTTCGCGATCGCGGACTGGATGCGATCCAGATCCTGCCTTGTGTAAGCCATCGGCTTTCTCCTAGCGACGCGTCAGGTAGGCCGAACGGCCGACGCGACGCCCCTGAATGCGCGAAACCCCGCTCGGTGGCGGGGTTTCGATGGGTTGTGCGGCTTGCTGCGGTGGCGGTGCGGTGTCCGTACCGTGATCCTCCGGCGGATCCGGCAGCGCCGACGGCAACGCGTCGAGCACCGGCACCGCCTCGAACAGCGACACCTGCGACAGGCGCTGCTGCTCAACCTGCCAGTGCAGTTCCGTCATCAGATGCGTCTTGACGCTGCGCGCCGCGTGCAACGCATACGCCTCGCAGTCGAGCGCCTCGTTTCGCGCGCCGGCCTTCTTCTGCCAGACGCGCTTGGTGCCGATGCGTGCGGGCACCTTCACCTCGGCCGTCAGCTGCGACAGATAATCGAACCGGACGTCGCGATACCAGTGCATGCGTCCGGGGCCGTCGCCTTCCAGCTTGAGCCGGTTGTCGAGGATCAGATCCTTGGCCTTGCTGACACCGACCATATACGGCCGCAACCCGTACTTCGCCGCCTTGCTGTTGTTCCGCGTCGAGTCGACCGACGCGCGCGGCGTGCTGAAGATCTCCGCATTCGCATCCGTGCTGCCCTTGATCGCCAGGACGTTCAGGCCCCGCCGCTGCGCCGCGCGCACGTACTTGTAAACCGCGTCCGACGTCGAGCCGTCCGACGAGTCGATCGATGTCGCCCGGACCCGCAGCAGGCCGCCTGTTTCATGCCGGTACGCATGGGTGATCAGCGTCGTGAGCGCGCCCCATACGCCGCCCGTCAACGGGTCCTCGCGTTGGTCCATCACGTTGCCGAAGATCTCGTCCCATACGACCAGCCAGCTTTCCTCGCCACGCCCCCACGCGCGCAACACGATCGCGAGGCGATCATGCTGCACGTCGACGCCGAGCGTCAGCAGCAGACCGCCCGCCGGCACCACGAACGCCGGATACGGCAAGGCGCGCTCGGCGAGCGCGTCGATCTCGGGCAGATCGGTTTTGTACTTGTACGGCCGGCCCTTCGAGTTGTTCACGAACGAGCGCATTTTCGTGTCGTCGCCCGCGCGAAAGGCCTTTTCCGCCGTCAGCCACTTCTTCACCAGCTCGGCCATGCGTGAGCCGGGGAACGGCGATACCAACTCGTTGAGCCGGAATCCGGCCACGCCGTGAAACGGGGCCGTCGCAACCCACCGCCCCCGGCGCACCGCGCGAATCCGCATCGAGTCGTCCCACAACGAGCCGCAGTGCGGGCACGTGTACCGCGCCGACTCGGGGCGGGCGCGACCGTACACCTCGTGCGCGATCTCCGCGTCGTCGGTCCACGTGACGTTTTCCCACACCAGCTCGTGCTCTTCGCCGCAGTCGGGGCACGGCACCAGATAGACGCGCTGATCCGATGCCTCGTATGCCTGCTGAATGCGCGAGAAGCCGTCGACGGTCGGCGTGCCGCCGAAAATCACCTTGCGGCGGCTGTCCGAGTAGCTCTTGTTCCGCTCTTCGAGCAGCGTGATCGAGTCGCCCTGCTCACGCACGTTCTGGTTCGCGTCGTCCGGTTCCTCGACCGCGACCACGGGCGCGGGCGTCGACTTGACGTCGTCCGGCGCGTTCGACGTGATGAACTTCAGGAAGCCGCGCGGGAACGTCTTGTGATCCCACAGGTTGTTCTTGTCGCGGCTCGCATGCACGGGCAGCTTCGCCGACAGGCGCGGCGTCACCTCGACCATCGGCTCGAACTTCTCCATGTTGAACTTCTTCGCCGACTTCTCTTTCGCGAACATGACGATCATCGGGCACGGGTCGACGTCGATCCGCCGGCCGATGTAGTTCAGCAGCACCCCATCCGTCCACGCGACCTGCGCCGACTTCATGCACACGACCTTTTGCACGGTCGGATCGTCGAGCGCCGCGTGCATGCCGAACACCCACGGCGTGATGTTCGGGTTATAGCGGCCGGGGCTCGCCGTTGCCTTCGCGCTCATCCGGCGGTGCTTCCTCGCCCACTCCGTCGTCCCGATCCGTTCCGGCGGGCGCAGTAGCTGCACGATTCGCCGAATCACCGCTCGAACCGTCTGGGTCGTATCCAGAAAGCTGTTCAAGACACCCATACATATGCTCGTTCAACCATTCGAGGTCAATTTCAACGTCATACAGCGCGCGCAGTTCCTGAACCAGCTTGTCGGAGAGCGCGAGCAGTTCCGTCTGAAAGGCACCGACCATCTGGCCATATGCCTGCTCAAGCTGCGCTGCGTTGACCAACTGCCCTTTCTTTTCCGCCAGCGTCAGCAATTTGATCTCGCGATCGACACGTTCGGTCATCGCGCGCTCGGCCACAAGGTCAATACCGGTCTCGCTCGCGCGACCGGCCGCCATCTCTCGCAAGTGCCGAAGGTAAGCGATGCGGATCTCATCCATCGACGCCGTTCGATAGTCGATGTTGAGCCGGTCGACAAGACGCGAAACGGCAGACTGATCGAGGTCGAGATGCTCGGCGATTTGTTGTTGGGTTGGCATGAATATGACCCCCCTAGGTCATTCACCAGTAGAGAAAAAGCGCGGGTGCGCACCCCCGCATGCATCGATCCGCTCAGGGTCCCCAGCAGATTTGCTGGAGACTCGGCCCGGCAGATGGCGCAGGCATGACCGGGCTACGATGCGGCCCATGCTACGATCACCCCACCCGGCAACCGGGCATAAGAACGAGGAAGACCTATGAACTTCATCCATTCGAGAGAACTTCTCAACGAGGGCGACGTTGTCGTTGTCAATTGCGACTACCAATGCAACGTCATGCTAACAACTGACAGTAACTTTCAGCGCTATCGATCCGGACAGCGCTTCGAGTATTTCGGCGGGCACTACAAGAGGTTTCCCGTTCGACTCAGAGTGCCTTCAACGGGCCACTGGAACGTCACCATTGACCTCGGTGGAGGCAGCGCCAATATTCGCTACTCCATCAATGTTGTGAAAAACAGCTAATTCTCCAACTGCTTGTTGCCGGGCTCCCTCAAGTGTCTCAATGATTCGCCTGAGGGTTCCGTCGGCACGATAGGTTGTACTCGTCATGCCGCCAGCAACTCCCCATCGACTCCAAACCGCCCAAAGCAGGCGCCCATCTTCGTCACGAATCTCTACACGCATAGTTCGCTCCCTCATTAGCTCCCCAAGCCGAATCCCCGCTTCGCACATCTCGGCCCCTCATGATCTGATCCAGTAAGCTGCCTTGAACGGCGCAGCGCGCGGTGATGCCACCATCAAGATCCTCATTCCACACGGCCCACAATTCGCACAAGCCGGCGTCCGCAGATTCGCTTCGCATTTCAGCACCCCAATGCAAAAAGCCCCGAGGGCTTTCGCACTCAGGGCTTCGAAATTCATTTCGTAGGGACGAATTCCCCCACACGACCTAACGGGCTCCTCGTATCGTTGTTTTGTCCCGAGAGGTTTGCACGACTAACGCGCGGTGCCAGCGAATATCCAGTGACGCGGTAAAGGATGTGCGAAGTTTACGCGATTCGCTCTTGGAATGGAAGACGTTTCATTCTCGCAATTGGCAGCGCAGTGTGTCATTCACAGAACCATTGATCGCATCGAGCAGCGCAAGCATGTCGTGAAAGCGCCACGACCAATTTCGCCGATACTCCTTGAGCGTCACCCCAAGGGCCTGCGCGCGAGCCGCATCTTCGACCGGACGCTTACCGGTCCCGCCACAATCGGGGCAAATATGCCGTCCGTGAGTCGTTGTAGGCGCAGCGATCTGCACGCGCCCCAAACCACTGCAAACGTCACATCCTTCGTACTCTCTAAATACCAGCGGTCCATTGCGACCGTGAAAGAACGGAATCCGTTCCTCCTCGACACATACTTTCCCTCGTCCTGCACAGACGAGGCACCGTATCGTCGTCTTCGGTTGTTCGATTGAGCGCCGAACAACGCCACGGCCCTCGCACGTCCCACATTGATCGCTGACCCACTCGTCGAGCAAACGCAGCGCGAATCGTTCGATCACATCCACTTGCGCACGCTCGACCGCCTGACCGGCACGTTGCTCGCGACGCTCCTCGCGCTTCAACCCGGTGAATTTCCCGCGCTTGAAGCGCCCCGAGGTTCGCATCATCTGCGCCAACTGCAGCATCGCGCGTCGAATCGTTTCCGGTTTCGCCTGCTGCGCGACCTTGATCCGAACCAACATCCGACCGAGATCGTTCGCAAAGGCGAGCGCGCCCAAAGTAACTTTTGGATCGGCAATCGGGTCGGTGAACTGACCACGCACGCTCATCGCGATTCCCGCCCGCTCCATCAGATCCATCATCGCTTTCTCCTTAACGTCCTAACGTCCCAATGTCCCAAGGGAAAAGGCTTGCAGGGGCGCGCGCCTGCGACATGCGCCGCTCACGTCGCGCATGTCGCGCGCCCGCACCCGCACACGAAGCCGTGCTTTGGGACGCTGGGACACGGGACGTCCACGGCGCGCCAAAGCGGGCAACGCGGCGCGCCGCGAACAGCATCGCGGCGCGCCGAACGCGATCAAAGCGGGCTGTCGTCATCGCCTGCCGCGACCGCTTCGAGCGCCGCTTCCGGCTCCTGCTCCTCACGCACGTAGTACCAGCCGCGCGAACCCGTCGACTCACGCTTGCGCACCCACCCGAGGGATTTCAACGCCTTGCCGATACGGCGCTGTTCCGCAAGCGTCCATTTCGACGTGTCGAGCTTCAGGATGTCCGCGAGGATCGTCTCCATCGTCGTGTGCGACACGTATTCCAGCGCCTTCGCGATCTTGTCCTCGTACACGTCGCCTTCGTACCGCTCGGCCTGCTCGATCTCGAACAGCGTGCGCTCCTGCTCCGTCACGTGCCACACGACGCCCGAGCGGTACAGGTGGACAGCTTCGGCCCACAACTGATCGCGCACGCGCGCGATGCCGTCGATATCGACCAAGCCGCCCACGCGCAACGGCCAGTAACGCCGGTTGCCCGACTCATCCTTGAGGTACGTATCGAAGTTGACGGAACCCGCGAACACGCACTGACGCGGCACGTCCGTCGCGCGCTTGCCGTAGAAGTTCCGGAACCGGTCGACGGCCGTCGCGAAGAAGCTCTTGACCGCCGACGAGTCCGCTTTGTTCAACGAATCCAGCTCGGCCAGCTCGATCACCCATTTGCCCGCCATCACCGCGTAGGTGTCCTTGTTGCCGATCTGGATCGGCGTGTCGGTGAACCATTGTCCGCCGGCCAGCACCTTCAGCGCCGTCGACTTGCGTGCGCCCTGCTTGCCTTCGAGGATCAGCACGTTATCGACCTTGCAGCCCGGCTGCATCACGCGCGCGACGGCCGCGATCATCCATTTCATGAAGGCCAACTGCACATACTCGCTGTCGGCCACGCGCAGATACGTCGACGGCATCGAGCGCACGCGCGGCACGCCATCCCATTCCAGCCGCCCGAGGTATTCGCGAACGTCGTGAAAGTGCGTCGCGTCCGCGACCAGCAGTACCGCGTTCATCACGATATCGGTGCGCACCGAAATGCCGTACCGCTGCGACAACCAGAGCACGCAGCGCTGATCGTCCATGTCCGTCCATTCGCCCACAGCGCCCTGCGGGAACGGCGGGGCCTTGCGCTTCATCACGCGACCGCCGAAATCGTCCTGCTCGATCACGCCCCGCCACGCCTTGTGATTCGACAGGATCAGGTGCACGTTGCCGAGCGTCGGCAGCAGCGTGCCCTTGTCCGACCGCGCGAGATCCCGCTCCCACGTGTGCGCGCCATTCTCAGCCTCGCGTCCATCCCATTCCGCCTGTCCTGCGGCAGCGGACGCCGCGGCCGGCGTCGGTCGTTCAGCATCGACGGCGGCCGAGCGAACGTCTTCGCTTGCTGGCGCGAGGACCGACAGGATCGCCGCCTGCACCTGCCGCGTGACCGCCTCCAACCCTTCCTCGACGTGCAGATCGTTGAAGTCGGTAAGCTTGCGCTCGCCGCGATCGGCGAACGTCGGATAGACGACGCTGACGCCGTCGACCTCGGCGGCCGCTTCGTATGCCCGTTTCAGGCCGGCATTCTCGAAGCGCTTGCGCCGCTGCGGCAAGACGTCGTTACCGTACGTCACCTCGACGTAGGCCACGCCGTTGTCGTCGACGCGGCGGTGCGCGGCGACCATGTACCACGTCTTCTTCGCCTCGATCCGGGTCGGCGCGACATCGAACGGCAGTTCGCCCCGGAAGTCGAATTCCTCCGCGAGCCAGTCGCGCATCCGTTGCTCGATCTTCCAGTCGTCGTCCGCGCAGATCAGCACGTGCGCGTTCGGATGTGCGTCACGCAGATAGCGGGCAGTCGACAGGATCCCCCCCGCATCGAAGCAGACGCAAAGCGCGAACGCTTCGGCCGTCGCCATGCGCACCGAGCGGCCGGTCGCATAGCCCTCGGCGATCATCACGAGTTGATCGTCCGCCTTCACTTCGCCGAGCAGGCAGGCCGCGCCCTTCTTCTCCATGCCTTTGTTGAAGCGTTTCGCGCCTTCCGGCGTGATCTTCTGAAGCCCCACGAGCCGCGCCTCGTCACCGTACTGATACATGGGCACGAAGATCGTGCCGTCCGAATCGAACCGTACGCCTTCGGCCGTCACCTGCTTGCGTTCCAGATAGGCCGACGCGCCTTGTTCGCTCGCGCGCGCCCATTGGTCGCACGCGCGGTTCGCGGCCATGCGTGCCGCACGCGCCGCGCGTTCCGCTTCCGCCCGCTCGGCGGCCTCTTGGCGGCGACGCGTCTCGGCGAGCGCTTCCTCGCTCAGCGGCGCACCGTTCCACTGGAATCGCTCCGTGCCCGGATCGTCGCCGGAGAAGTGACCGAACGTGCCCGTATAGCTGATCACCGCCCCCTTGCTGACGACCTCGCGCAACTGATACCAGTACTTCTTGCGCGGGCCGTAGCGATGATGCTTGCCATCCGCGACCGGATGGCCGGACGGCAGTTCCGGATGATCGGCGTTACGGAGCTGCTGAACGATTTGATCGAGCGTCGACATAAGGAATATTCACCTCTTGAAAGCAGTCCCTCGCGCGCGCGAATCCGAACGCACTGCGAGGGGAAAGAAATGGGGGAAAGATGCGATGCAGCGAACGCAAAGCAACTTGGGTCGCATCGCTACAGCGTCTTCAGCAGCGCTTGCAACTGGCGCAGCTTGTCGGCCTCGCGCCCGTTCGCCGCCTGCTGCTCCTCGATCACGAGCGCGGCGGTTTCGATCTCGACGGCGATCTCGCGTATCGATTCCACGGTCGCTGTCAGACGGTTCGCGATGCCCGACAGCAAATCAATCGGCGATGCACTACTGTCGCGCTTGCCCGGCGCTTCACTCACGAGCGCGCGAGTGTCCGGTTCCTCCTCATCGCCCGTATCGGCCGAGGCGCACGACGTCGTGAGCCGGACGCGTCGAAATTCGCCACGCTTCACCTCGCGGACGAGCCCGGCATCTCTCAACCGCGCGAGGCAGTTGTCCGCCGTTCGCGAATCGATTTGCGCCTTGGTCGTGGCTTTCACCTGCGCCACGATCTGCTTGGTCGTCCACGACTCTTGAATCGGCACGAACTCGAAGACCTTCTGCGCGACAGACGGCATGCCGCGCAGAATGGATTGCTGACGGCCGGGGTTCATGCCCGCCCTCGCCGCTTTGAGCCCATCGAAATACCCTTTTGCATAAACCCTCCTGTATGCGTTGTGATCCTTTTCCACCGCTGTCTCCCGTCCGTCACCGCGCGTCCGATACGTACATGCCGGCCAGCTCGGCCATGCGACGATCGTGCGCCAACTGGTGCGAGTAGTTCCGCCAACGCACCCGCCCAGCGATGTAGGTCTGTTGCCCTGCCGGCGAGATCCGGTAGCGGGATGCTCGGCGACGCAAGCCGCCGCTTGTTTCGCTCGTATTCAATTCGCACCTCCAGTAATCCGTTTGGCACGCAGGCGATGCCATTCGGCTGACATCAATTCATCGAACATCGCGAGATCCGCCGCACTGAGACGGCCCAGGATTTGATTTCGGAACGCGTGGCGCTCGCCCTTCGTCGGCAGTGCCGCGCAGGACAACGCGGCGCGTTCGATGAACAGCGCAACGCGATCGGGGAAAGTCGAGATCAGGGAGACGAACAACCGGCCGGCCTGCTCCGGAGCGACTTCGATCCGGTACGCGAGCGCAGCAATGCCGCATGCGAGCTGATACGGGCGTTCGCAACACAACTGCACCTGCTCGCGCGCAACGCGGCAGCAACCCATGCCGGGCATGAATCGCTGCATGTCAGCGACGCCGGCGGGCAGCAAGGTTACGGGCGGCATGGATCAGCCGCTGGAACAGGCGCTGCCCCTTGCGGCCGGTCGCGATGATCTGCTCGGCTTCGCGATCGTCGATGCGCTGATCTTCGAGCGCGCGCGTCACGTCGTCGGCGACCTTCCCCACGTGCGCCTGCAAGTGGAGCGTCGTCGTCACGAGATGCATCGTTCCCGGTTCATGGCCGTCGACCGCGTGGTGATCGTCGACGCGCTCCGCGACAAGCCCGAAACGAGCGTTGAGCGCATGCAATGCATCGAGCGCGTGCGCCTCGGCTTCGCTCTTCTCCTGCATCCACTCGATCAGCAACTCGAACATCTCCATCGAGAGGCGGCTATCGCCGACGCCGCGCAGGCGCAGACGAAGCGACTCCGGCGTGATGCCCTTGCCTCGGCGGTTCGTCAGGTGATTGGCGGCGTCGGCTACGCCGCCGGGCGTGTTGCGCACGGACGTATAGAGCACGTCCAGCCATTCGGTGCTTGTGTACCGGCAAGTCATTGGTAGGCCCTTGGCGGGTTGAGGCGTTCATCCTGTTACGCGTCAATCCCGGTTGATAGGATTGGGAATCGGTGTCAGGACAGGAAGAGATTGGGGAACTGCACCTTCACTGCAGCCGGAATACCTCTCGCTAACCAGTTGCACACGCGCTGCGTGCCACCTTGGCTTTTCTCGTAGCCCAGCAGCTCCGCAACCCTCGCGGGGCCACCAAGGCGGGCAATCGTCAAGCGGTCGGCGCGGATCCGGGCTGTCTTATCCATACCCGAGATTAAACACTACGTTTATATTTATTGCAAACGGTGCGTTTAACAACGCGGCGTTTACTTGGCCGACTATCTCAGCATGAGAAAAGTGCACGAAACCGTCGAGCGGCTGTATCACGCGGCCAAGGAATTGAAAGGCGTCGAAGGGCCGGCCAATGTGGCACGCCTTTTAAACGAGTCTCCCCAGCTCATCAATAACTGGGAGCGCCGGGGTATGTCCGCTGCGGGAATGATTCGAGCCGCGACCCTGATCGGGTGTCGTGCGGATTGGCTGAAGAGCGGCGATGGCAGGATGGCCGATGCCGGCTCACTGAAAGAAACATTACAAGATAGTAATATCTCGGCCGGTCGCCATGACCAACGCCACACAAGGGCACCGGCCGTGAGCGACATACAAACGCGCGCAGAACGCCTGGCTTCGGCGATCAAGGAAGCCGCCGCAAACGGGCTCGTCTCGGTTCAGTTGATCAAAGCACTGGAAGGAATGCTCGAAGCAGGCGTCACCGTACCTCCGGCGGTGTCATTCGCAAAACACTCTCGCGCCGTCACAAGAGCGGCCATAGAGTCCGGGGGAATCAGCAAGAATGAAGCGCCGAAACGGAGATCCACGAAGTAACGTAGTCAACCTCGCCGAGTTCCGCTCCAAACGAAACTCAAGACCCGCACGTCCGGCGGGTGACGATCATGAATATGTCACCGATGTGCGGTTTGCCGTCACCAAGAGCGGCAAGATCTCTACGGCCCCTCCTCGCCTTCACACCCATCACCTTCTTGCCGTCTTGTCATGGTGCCAAGACGTAGCTGCGCTCGCGCTCGACAGCTACCTCGATTCGGCTGGACAGCCCACAAACTAAACAAATTGTTTGCACATAGATTAAACGTGTTGTTTAATTCCGGTGTCGCGTCATCCGACGCTCCACCGGAGAACAGTCTTGAAGCCAATCGATCTGTACGCAGAAGCACGCCGGAAATGGCTCCGTGACGAGCAAGCCCCGCGCGTTACGCCCTCCGAACCCGCCCGCCAAAGCAACTTGGAAAAGTCGCTGCTGTTCAAGTGCGTCTTTGCCGCCGCCGCCCTGATCATCGCGGCGAACGTGCTGGATAACGGCCCCGTCGCCCACAAGCCCGCCACCTTTCACGCCAACGTCTGACGCTCACGCGCCGAGGACGGCTTGCGCGCTCGGCGTAAAGGAGATGAAGCCATGCACAGAATCAACGCTGCACAGCACGCGGGCATCCCGCGCCGGGACACGCTGTCGCCCCGGACCGTCGCCCGTTACGAACGCGATCGCCAGCTTCCGACGTCGCCGATCCTCGTCGGCAAGCATGTCGTCATGCGCCGGCCACTCGTGGACGGTGTCTATATCGAGTACCTGATCATGGACGGCAACACCATTGCCGCGAAGCAGATCTCGATTCCAGACGAACCCACGTGTGCGGACGCGATCAAGCGCCTTCGCGCCGCGACACACGCCGAGCCGGAAAAGCACTCCCGCCCGCAGAAGCCGCGCGCGTTCAGGATCAGGGAGGCATCGTGATCGACAACGCCCTCCCGAACGCGGCTTCGCGCCGACTCAATCCATACGTCGACCTCACGCCCGCTCAACGGGCCGACCTGACGGCTCGAATTCTGACCGTGTTCAGGCACGCCACGCACGCGATGACGTCCGACGAGGTGTGCACGACCCATTTCGCCGACATGCCGGGCGCGGCTGCGCAATGCATCGACAAGCTCGCGCGGGGCGGATGGCTGCGCCGCCAACCGCGCCCGCACGACCTGCGTTTCCTGTACTGGCTGACGGGATCGGACGCGGCCCCGCCGCTGTCGGTGCCCTGCAAGCAGGCGGACGGCACCTATTCGAACGATGCCGGCAGCGCACTCGCGCCTCGACATGCGTCGCGATCCGCCGTGCCCGCCGGATCCGCGCACACGCGCCCCGAACTCCACACGATCGTCACGCGAAACGCGGAACGTCACGTCGCCGTCTCGTTCCCGCATCTCCGCTCGCTTGAGATTTCCGTCGACTCGCTGCTTGGGTCGGATACCCGCACGTTGCGATTCCTGCGCCTGTTCCGCCAGAGCATCGACCTCGAAGTGTCGCGACTCGAACTGATGATCCAGAACCGGAGGACCGCGTGAAGCGCATGGCGACCTACAAGCATCCGACGTCGTATAACGAGATCGTCGCTCACGCGAATGCCATTCATGCGCGTCGTCTCGCTCAACTCAAGAAGGCCGAGAAGCACATCCGAGCGATCGAGCGCGACCTCACGTTGGTCGCTGAAGCCGGCATTTACATTGACGTTGACGAGCATTCGATGCGCCTCGAAGACTGCCGCGCCCCCGGCGAATACCGCTACAACGGCCGCGCAAAATGGGCTCTCCGAATCTATGCCGGGATTTTCAGCGAGACGGCCGATCGCGCCGTCCGCGCGTTTCTCGCGCTCGGCTGGATCGTCGAGCGCATTGATATCGCTCCGAATCGCGCGAATCTCCTGCTTCGGCGGCCGAAGACGCAGTCTCGCCTGATCGTCGACTGCTCAGTGGAACTCGCACAATGCCTCCAACCGCAGGAGGCCGAGTAATGGACGCCCGCACCCAATCGCTCGCACTCGTCGAGCCGATCGTCACCGGCAATGCGAAGGCCGCCGCTGCGGCGGCGGGCGCGACGTCGGCGGATCTCTGGATGGTGCCGTACGAACAGCTCCACTACGATCCACGCGACAACGTGCGCCCCGTCGATCAACAGTGGGTGTCTCACCTCACCGCGCTGATGATCGCCAACGGCTACGACAAGAGCCAGCCGCTCCATTGCTACGTCCGGAAAGTCGACGGAAAGGACCTGATCTACGTCTACAAGGGGCAACACCGCTACCTCTCCGCTGGCAACGCAATCCGTGCGGGAAAGGACCTCGGCAAGATCCCGGTCGTCGTGCGCGATGCGAAGACGGTTGAACGCGCCGAGATGGTGATCGATGGCTACCTTAGCAACGAAAGCAAGCGCGCGTCTCCGCTCGACCTCGCGACGGTCGTCGCGGAACTGCGCGACGTACATGGCCTCGACACGAAAACGATCTGCAAGCGCCTGAACGTTACGGATCAAACCATTCGCGACGTCGGCCTGCTCGAGCAGGCACCTGCGGAGATTCACCAGTTCGTCCGCGACGGCTCCATCTCCGGCACGCTCGTGATCGAACAGATACGACGGCACGGCGCGGAACGGACGCTGGAGCGGATCGTCTCGAGCCTGTCGAAAGCGAAAGACGCGGGCAAGACGAAGGTCACGAAAAAGCATCTCCACACGGCGTCGCCCAAGAGCGTCGCGGCAATGGCCGCCGCCGAGCCTCAACGGAAGATTGGCGAGCAACATGCAAAGCAACTTTTGCAAGCGCTGCAAAGCGTGTTGCACGATCCGGGCTTCGGCAAGTTGTCGCCGGGCACGATCGCAGGCGTACATCGCGCGTTGACGGGCTTCGAAGACCTGCTCGATGCCGTGCCGACGCGTCGGCCGAAGTATCCGATCGCCAAGGCAAACGAGCATGGCGTATATGAGCCATCGGAAATCCTGTCCGCGCCCATCTCGAAGCGCACCGGGCGCGCGTCCGTCGAGATTCGGCTCGCGCAGATCGCAGAGGGCGATTGGGAGTTCGGTTTCTCGTACGCCTTCAACAGCGCGGGCGGATCGTCGCCATGCAAGCGCATCGACGGCGAATCCCCCGGCCGGTACAGGACGCGCGTCGAAGCGATCCGGGCTGCGGCTCAGGTGCTCACCCGCACCCTCGAAAGCACTAGCGCTTCGAAGGCGAAGGAAATGGCAGGCGTTCGGCGGTGGCTCGACAAGCTGTTCACGATGCCCGACCCCGACTGGACGCCCGAAATGGCGCGGGAGGCAGCCCAATGACCCCGCGCCCGGCCCTTTCTACCCCACGTCCGCTGCCGCGAAAGCGGGAACGCGCGAACAAGCGCCCGGCTATCACACTGGCGAGCGTCGACGGCAATGCGGTTTCAAAGCGTGTGCGCGGGCTCGCGCCCGCAAAGGCAATCCAGAAGAACGACACGCCGCGTGCGCGGCGAAAAGCAATCCAGAGAAACGAAGCCCCTGCGGATGCCCGCAGGGGCATGCACGCACGCCTCGACGCGCTTTGCATCGAGATCCGCGCCCTTGTGAGCGACGTCTCGCACTCGGCCGACATCGTGCTGCTCGACCTGATGGCCGACGATGCCGGCAGCTACTCACGGCACAGAGCGGCGCAGGACGCCCGCACGTGGGCCGCAGCCGCCGGCGTCACGCTCGAAACGGGTTTGATGCAGCTCGGCCGGGCGATACCACACGAACAGAATTGAGGATGACCATGAACGACGAACAGAACACCGCACCGAACTGGTTGCAGGAAGGCGATCTGCTCTATCGCCTCACGATCGACACGCATCGGCAAAACCATGACGAGATCTATGTCACGCTGGCCGAAGGATCGCGAGACATACGCGCGCGAGCTGCGCGCGCGGCCGAGCTTCGAGAAGCTCTGAATGGAGTCGAACCCAATAAGCCAACCAGCAGCGCAACGTCACAAGCCCTCACAAGACTTAGACGGCTCATCGCCGCCGACGAATACTCGATGTCGTTTCAGACGATACGACAATATCGTTCCGCGCTGCTGCGCGAGATCGACCGCACAAATCCCACTCCCCCGGCCGTGATCGCGATGACACACGAACAGAACGCGGCAATCGAATTCGCGCTCGGCGCATGTGCCGGCCATCCGGCCGGCGAGCAGCATGTGGCCGCGCTTGAATCGCTCCTAAACGACAGCAATGACGCACAGATCGGAATACAACTAACCAACGCTGCTCACGACGTGCTCATCGAGCGCCGCCGCCAAATCGAACAGGAAGGCTGGACGCCTGAACACGACGATAAATGCGGCGACCTCGAGATGTCCTGTGCAGCAGGGTGCTATGCCATGTACACGCTCGCATATCCCGCTGGCGATCCACCGCCGCCGTGGCCTTGGGCCACCGATTGGTGGAAGCCGACAACGCAGCGTCGCAATCTCGTCAAGGCCGCCGCACTGATCCTCGCGGAACTCGAACGGCTCGATCGGCGCCGCGCTCGCGCGGGAGAACGCAAATGAGCCTTCTGACCCGCGCATACATACTTGAGAAGTACGGCCCGCGCATGACGTTAGCGCAGCTCGCGCAGCTACTGCTGATGTCGGAGGGAACCATCCGCAATCAGATCAGCGCAGAGACGTTTCCGATCCCGACGTACAAAGAAGGCGGCAGTCGATTCGCAGCATATGACGCCGTTGCCGACTACCTCGACCAAATGTCCGCCGAAGCGCGACGGATGGCCGCGTAACCCCAAGTTACTTTGGAGCATGACGCCAAGCCGCCAAACATCCCCACGCTATACTGCCGGCGTCTCAACCCTTCGCCGGCAGTCACGCTTGGAACCCAACCGGAAAGCACCACGATCGACACTGCTCGGAAAGCACGCGCCGAGCGGCATGCCAATGCGTACGCTCGGGTTCCCCGCCCCCTTGGTCGAGCCGATCTTCCTTTGGCAGGACGATACTGAGCTTAAAGCCCATCCTCGGTATCCCGACGCCAAAGCTGGCGATTCATACGCCGCAATTGAGCTGATCGCGGAAATCGCAGAGCCTCTTGAGCGGCAGGTCGCGGATGTCGCGTTCGCGGAAGGTTGGCCAGAGCCGCTGATTTTCGTCGCCCCGCACGCACGGGAAGCTCGCGGAGACAATGCGATCCCCCAGGTACTCGCGGTTTCTCTGAGCATCGGGTACGGCGAAGTCGACGAGAACATTGTGCAGACGACGAAGGTGTACCACACTGGAGCCGATGCGATGGAACGCCTCATTGCACGGGCCAGCTTTCAAGGGCCGGTGCAGCGCGGCGGAAACTATGTTCTTGTCGACGACGTCACGACGCTCGGGGGCACGCTTTGCGATCTATCCGATTACATTCGCCGGAACGGCGGAAACGTGATAGCCGCTGTCGTGCTGGTGAACGCGAGCCGGTCTGGTAAACTGTTTCCTGCACGAAAAATCGTGCGCCGTCTAGAGGAGCAATTCGGCCATGTTATCCGCGAAACGTTCCGTATCGAGCCAACTGCGCTCACGGCCGACGAAGCCCAATACCTCGTCGGCTTCCGTACCGCTGAGGAAATCAGAGGTCGCAGCGCTAAAGCAAAGCAAACGACAAATCTCCGACTCCGCTCGAAAGGCATTTTCTTCGATCGCAGCGGGGCAACACCGCGCCAAGGCGCGGTAAAGCGAGCACACCGCGTACCTTTTCCGGGAGCGAGCGCCGTGCGATCCGGGCGCTGGATCAAGAAGCGGCCGCGATAGGGGGTCTGGCCCCCTTCTGTTATTCCTCGCTCACCATCTTCAACTGTCCCTTCTTCGCAACCTGATCCGGCCGCAGGTTCGTATACCGCTTCAGGTTGCGCCAATCCTTGTGGCCGGTAACGGCGGCCACTTCCGGAATATCCCACCCGCCCTCGAAGAGCGCACTCGTCGCTTCGTGCCGCAGATCGTGCAGCCGAAGGTCGACGATGCCTTTGTCGACGCACGCCAGCTTGAAGTATTTGCTCGCGGTGCTCTTGTCGAACCGGAAGATGTACTCATTCGGATGCGGCGCGATTGATGGATCAGCGCGGCGCTTCGCCTCATATTCGGGCGCTACGGGATATCGCGGCTGACGCAACAATACTTCGAGCGAGTCGCCGATCAACGGCACCCACTCGTCGTTGCCCTTCTTCTGGCGCGGGTGCTTGCGATCGCGAACGAGCGCGAGCCGGCGCTCGACGTCGAGATCTGACCACGTCAACCGGAACAGTTCACCGCGCCTGAATGCGCTTTTCATCGCCACGCAAATCACGTCCGGCACCGCCTGCTCGCGTTCCGGGTGCTCGGCAAACCACTCGAAAATCTTCACGATCTCTTCACGCGTCGGCCGACGATCGCGGTGTTTCCCCGGACCGATGAGCTGTAGGTGATCAAGCGTCGGCCGTGCGATGCTCGGCGCGTGTGGCAGTCTCAGATCGAGAAGCGAAGCCATGTGCTTATAGACGGTCCCGAGCTTGGAAATGTCCATGTCGATCGTGTACTGCCCCGCCCCCTCTTTCTTGCGCTCCTGCGCAAACTTGACCAGCCTTTTGGTCGACAGCTTCGCCGCCACTTCATCATCAAAGTGACTTTCCAGCCGCTTGAGCATGTAGTCTTCATTCGACTTCTCGGCCACCGACCGCCCCGAGTCATCCCGAGCGTTTCGATACAAGCGCACCAGCTCGCCGACCGTGATCGTCTGCTCGTCGACAGCAGCCTGACCTTTGTCGATTCCCCCTTCAATCTCGCGCGCCCATGCTTCAGCCGCGCCCTTTGTTCGAAATGTCTTTGATATACTTTGTCCCCGCCGGCGGACCTGAGCCCGCCAGCGATCGCCGATCTTGAGGATCGAAGCCATGAAATACCCCGTTTGTGGACTGTAGCAATGCGTCATCCACAT